GCCATTCTCTCGAGGAGTTGGAGCCGGCCACCGGTACCGCCCCGGTCACCTCGACCCGGCGCTTGCCCGGGCGCAACGAGAACGAGGCCGAGATTGTGGTCGGCCCGCTCCACGTGCGAGCCACCAAGCCCTACCGAACCGGGCGCGGCTACGCCTCCCAGGTGTTCCCGACCGTGACGGTGATGGGGAAGGCGCACCGGGTCCATTGGGGAGTCGAGGTCGCCCTGGTCTCCGCATCAGGGAGAGGCGGGCTGATAACCGCACTCAACCGCATCGACGGGATCGACAAGGCCGAGGTCGCCACCTGGGTGGAGACGCTTTTCATCGAGCTGATCGCCTGGTCCGAGGTCAGGCCGGAGGTGATCCGCACTTCCGAGTACCAGCCCCCGCCCTCGGATTCCCCTGCGCTTCTCCTCTCCCCCTGGTGGGCGGCATCGGGAGCCACGGTGATCGCCGGGGCGCCAGGGTCCTACAAGTCCTACCTGGCCCTCGCCTTCGCCCTGTCCGTTCACCACGGCGAGCTCTTGATCTACGCAGCCGACCCGATCCAGGCCCGCATCCAGCGCCAGGCCCGAACCCTGGTCCTCGATTGGGAGGCGTCCATCGACCGTGTCTACCCCCGGGTCCAGGCACTGCGGCCCGGGGCCGACCTCCACTACCTGGAGCTGCACCAGCCACTCGCCTCGGCTGGGCCCTGGCTCACCGAGTACGTCCGGGACAACGGGTACGAGGCGGTCGTGATCGACTCGCTCTCGGCATCCATCGGTGGCTCGCTGATCGACGAGGAGATCGCCAACCGATATTGGGATGCGGTGTCGGCCCTCGGGGTCCCAGCCCTGGTGGTCGCCCACAAGAGCGCCGATTCGATACGGAATCGACGTGCTCGGCTATTCGGCTCGATCATGCACGAGGCTCGGCCCCGGCTGATCCACAACGTCGAGACCCAGGCCAGCTACATCGTCGTCGACTGTTTCAAAGATTCCGACTACGGCCTCCGGGGAATCAAAACCGCCTGGGACGTGGAGTTTGAGACGCCCGGTGAGTTCCAACCGGCTCACCGGGTCCGCTTCAACCCCATCCCCGCCAACTCGGTGGTCTTTGAGGACGACGAGGAGCAGCCTCAACGCCGCGGCCAGCCCCAGCTGACCGAGGCCCAGGTGCGACGGGTGCTCCTCCGGGACACCCTCATGGACGGAGCCTCTCTCTCCCCGACCCGGGCGCAAGAACTCCTGGCCGAGGCAGGGATCGAAGTCGACGTGCGGCGGGTGCGTGACGACCTTGCTCACCTGGCGGCCGACTACTCCGAGATTGAGGCCCGGGAGATGCCGAGCGCCGGGGGTCGTCCGACCCTGGAATATCGGTGGACCGCGACCCTTTAGGCGGACTTTCGGCGCACCGCCGATATCAGCGCCTAAAGCCTATGAAACGGGCTTTAGGCGATTCCTCGCGCGCGTGCGTTCCGTGCCCCCCCTTACGGGGGGCCACGGAGGCATGGGCGGTACCGCCTAAAGGTCTGGGGTCCGGCCTTGCCGCCATGCGCTCGCCCTTCACGGCTCGCTTGGCGTCGGCGTCCTCGACAGGACGGGGGAGACTCGACCTAGTAAAATTACCGATAGTTCCCGGGATGGTCCCGGGACCAACACAAGGAGGTTCAGATGAACCCAGAGATAGTGGTGACGGGCAACCTCGGGGACGATCCCGAGCTGCGCTACTCACCAGCCGGTAACCCTTTCACCAGGCTCTCGGTGGCTCACACCGACCGCCAAAAGGAAGGAGACAAGTGGGTGGACGGAGACACCTTTTGGTGGAACGTGACGGTGTTCGGCTCGCTGTCCGAGAACGTCGCGGAATCGCTCAAGAAGGGGGATCGAGTCATCGTCGCCGGACGGGTCACGCCGAACGAGTGGAAGACAGACGATGGGGAGAACCGCCGCACCGTCAAGATCATCGCTGACTCGGTGGGCCCTGACCTGCGCTGGGCGACGGCCTCGGTGCATCGGGTGTCGAAAGAGGATGCTCGATCCGGGCCGACCGCTCGCAAGGCAGATCAGATGGCCGACGACTGGTCGTCCGCTGCCGCCAAGGAAACTTACGGCCCGGATGAAGCTCCGTTCTGATGGGGGCCAAGAAAGTTCCCCGCTGGACCGACACCTACGAGGCGAAAACCGAGGACGAGATCAGGGAGCTGGCGGTGGGGTTGATGGGCGGAGCGGTCTACACCGACTTCGACGTGTTCCGGGCGGGCGGCGACCTGGCGCTCACCTTCATGCCCCTCGCCTTCATGGAGGACGACGACCGGAAATCTTTGGTCGACTTTCTCCTACCCGACCCCGAGCACATGGAAACTTTCGGGATGATGTACGAGTGGGTGGCGAATGCCGGTCCCAGGTACGTGAACGGGTGCCCGGTGTTCTTCTCGCTCCAGGTCCTCTCCCCTGAGGACAGGGAGCGGCTCATGGCCGTGATCTACCGGCTGAGGGCGGTTCTCGCCCCCGTCGAGGAGGGCGAGCGGGAGAAACACGGCCTCTAAGGCCCCTCACAGCCGTTTTAACGGCCTCCTCACCCCGTTCGGGGAGTACGAGGCCCGACGGCACGTTCGCAGGAATCTCGACGATCCTCGTCGATGCATATCAGGAAGGAAAACAGGAGATGAACTACTTCGAGTCCCAAGGCTTCCGCCAGGACCGCGCCCACTTCATGAGCGTGATGGAGCGGATGACCAAGGCGCTGGAGAAGATTGCGGAACATTTAGCGGCAGCGGAGGACATGCGACAGGCCCAAGCCGACGCCGCCGAGGATCGGGCCATCATGGCTCGGAAAGGTTCCGGCTATGACGACGCCGGGTGAGGACACCGAGCGGAAAGTTCCCAGCCGTCGCTACCGGATCACGCAGGATCGGTGGTGCTGGTGTGGGAGGGCGGCAGCGCTGATCGTGACCACGGCCCGGGGCAACGCCGTGATCGAGCCGGTGTGCTCCGAGGAGCACGGAATGCAGGTGATCCGGTGGATCGAGATGGGCGTGGTTCCCTACGACAAGGGGACCATCGCCAACAGGGTGGCGACATGACGATCGACATCGAGATGCACGCCGCCCCGGGGGAGGAGAAGTGCGACTTTTGCTCCAGCAGGGAGGTCGCCTGGTCCTATCCCGCCGCCGACTTCGACTTCCCAATGGCGGGATGGGGGTCGATCGGGGCGTGGGCGGCCTGCGACCTATGCTCGACCCTGATCGAAGCGGGGGATTGGACCGGCCTCTTGGACCGGAGCATCGAGAGCTACGGGGTGATCCGTCACGCCAAGACGATCCGGCCCCGGCTCGCCAAGCTCCACCAGGACTTCGCCGCCGCCCGGCTCGGGGATCGGGTGCCGTTCTGATGCCGACCTATGCGGCAAACACCGACGTTCCCGCCGACCGATCCAAGGCCGAGATTGAGCGGACACTGGCCCGGTTCGGCGCGGACGGGTTCATGTACGGGTGGGAGCAGACCCGGGCCGTGATCCAGTTCCGCGCCAACGAGCGGTTCATCCGCTTCATCGTCGAGCTGCCCGACCGATCCGAGTTCTTGTTGACGCCCTCGAGAAAACAGCGCAGGAGCCCGGCCCAGGCGGAGGCTGCCTACGACCAGGCCGTGAGGCAGAGGTGGCGGGCGCTCGCCCTCGTCATCAAGGCCAAGCTGGAGGCGGTCGAGAGCGGGATCACCGAGTTCGAGGCAGAGTTCTTGGCCCACATCGTCTTGCCCGATGGCTCGACGGTGGGCGATTGGGTCCGGCCCCAGGTCGAATCCGCCTACCAGCTGGGGACCATGCCCCAGATGCTCCCGATGAAGACAGAGGAGGACACATGAGCGATTGGCTGGACGAGTTGAACCCCGACGAGCGAACACAGTGGGACGAGTGGGTGAGCCACGTTCGCCGGGAGACGCTGATCCAGATGGACGCCTCGGCCTTCGTCATGCAGCTCTACACCGACAAGCACGAGCCGGACGTGAAGTTCGCAGTGGAAATCGGGTTGGGCTTTCTCCTCGACAAGCCCATCCTCGCCATCGTCGCCCCCGGCGCTTCCGTCCCCAGGAAGCTGGCGATGGTGGCCGACCTGATTGTCGAGGCCGATCTAGACACCGAGGAAGGGAGAGAGCACCTGGAGACACAGTTGCAAGAGTTCGCCAAGCAATTCAAGGAGTGATGAATGATCTACGACGAGTTCGAGATGGAGAAATCGGTCAAGCTGGCGGCCGACGTTCTCGACGTGATGTATCCCCGGTGGACCGAGGCGATCAAGCTCGACCGCCTCTACATGGAGGACTCCAGCCAGTGCATCCTCGGCCAGATAGCCAACACCTTGGGTGAGGAGTATTACTACGAGGACTTGTTCGCTGCGGTGGCCGAGCAGGTGGACGACGACGCCGAGGTGCTCGTGGCCTTCGACCTCGACGCGACCGATGAGGGCTACGAGGCGGCTTACCGATATGGCGGGTGGCTGACGTTGCGTCAGGTGTGGACGAAGGCAATCCAGGAGCGACGGTGACCGCCCCCCGCTTTTGGATCACCGACCCGCGGGGCCACCGGCTCCACGAGCGCCAGCACAACCCCCCGGACGGGTCCACCATCGACACCCCATTCGGGGAGGCGGTCGTGATCCGGCCCCCGCTTCCCCCCGGGGACCTGTGGGTGTGCGACCTCTGCAACGAGGAGATCCTCACCCGCTTCGGCGGGGAGCCGTGGCCGGTCCCGATGTTCGGGGGCTACGCCCTGTGCCACGACCATCTGATCGAGGCGATGGACTGGCCCGAGGAGGACAACCGCACCGGCGAGGAGATACCGGGGACCCACCTCGGGCCCTGGCCACTCCACGTCTGCGCCTGCCCACCCTGTGTTCACAAGGCAACCGACTGGCTGGGAAATCTATGGTCGGATCACCTCGAATCTTGAGAGTTGAGATCGGCCTGCGGGCAACCCTGCGAGCCGAGTCTCACCAGCGCGACGAGCACTGGTGGCTCACGCTGTGGGAGATACACGAAAGGAGGTCACGTTCTTATCCGTCACGCAAGGAGGTAACGAATGACCCTGTTAACCATCGTCCTGATCTTCGTCGCCGGGACCCCGGAGCACATCAGCCCTGAGGCGATCCGCATGGAGAATGAGGCGGCTGTCGTCGAAGAAGAAGTGACTACCGAGGAGTTCTCGGCACCACGCGGGGACTGGAGCGGATCGGTAGAGGAATGGCGCCCGTTGGTGGCCGGCCACTTCCCACCCGAGGCCGTCGAAACCGCCCTCTGTCTGATGCAGCTGGAGTCGGGGGGTGATCCCGGCGCACAGAACCCGTCGTCGGGAGCATCCGGCCTGTTCCAAGTCCTCCCCTCGTGGGCGGACAACTTCGGGGTGACCCCAGATGACCTGTTCGTCCCGGAGGTCAACACCTACATCGCCCGGCAGCTGTACGACGACGGAGGCTGGAACCACTGGTCCCCTTATCTGAGGGGAGAGTGCCGGTGATAGTGGAGGTCTTGGGCGGGCCGATGGACGGCCAACTCCAAGAGGTCCCTGACGGGAGCGTGGTCCTCCACTTCGTCATGCCGATCCGACCGGACACCTTCTTTGAGGAGCTGTCCAAGCCCGGGGACGCCATGATCGAGGTGAGCACGGTGCACCTCGAAATCCGCCTACGCCGAAGCGACGGCATGTACGTCGCGGTCTGGCCCTACCCACGAGGAGGTAACGAGTGAAAACGGTCCAGCTAGAGGACCACCACCCTGAGTACGTGATGCGGGTGCTCGACGCCCGATGGCAAAAGCTCGACGAGGAGAAGCGGGGGTTGCTGCCGGGGGACAACTACCGAGTCGTCCTCTCCGAGATGGAGAGGATCGAGGCGATCCAAGAGCGATTGAGGAACGCCGAGTGAGACTGGCCCTGATCTTGATCGCCATCGGGTCGATCACCTATGGGATCACCGAGCTGGTGTCCTTGTATCGCGCCGCCAGAAGGCGCGACCACCTTGGCCACGAGCTCAACGATGAGCAATACCAGCTGAACCCGCACGAGTGGCGGGTCCGGCGGGCAATGCTCGAGCGGGAAGCGCAGAACCGGGAGAATCTGTGAGTACCCATTGAGTGAGCGGTCCACGCTGCGATCCGCAGTGTGGGAGCTGAGTGGGGGGCGGTGCGAGCACCCGGCAGCGCTAGGGAAGCGATGCCGGGAACCCGGAGCCGAACTGGCCCATATCCGGCCAAGAGGAATGGGTCACACCGGGTACCGGGACCATATCAACAACGTGATGTGCGCTTGCGCTCTCCACGCTCGGTCCACCGACGACCTCTCCTCCCCTGAGTGGGATCACGTCGCCGGGGGCCGGGCGGGACTCGCTGCCTACGTCCACAACCTGAGGAGTGAGGCGGGATTCTGGCTCCCGCCCCTCCTCGACGCATAACCACAGGAGGTATCGAATGGCTCAAGGAAGATTCTGCGAGCACAAAGACCACGGACCCGACCAGACCCTGATCGTGGCCATCGTCGGGATCGGGGACGGGAACGGGGCCATCACCTGGCTCTGCCAGGAGCACTTCAACGAGGCGATGGATCAGCTAGGCCAGATGCTCCGCTCCCTCAAGGGGCGCCACACCAGCGGCGTCGTCATCACCGAGGAGGGCTGATGGACTCTGCCTACTACCGGGACGGGGAGTACCTCGGCCACAAGGCTCGCCGTCCTACTGATTGTGACGTCTGCGAAGAGGCGTTCACCGAGATAGTCCGGCTGGAAGCGGGACACATCTTGAGGACCCAGGGCGAGGGCGCGGCCCGCGCCTTTGTCGACGAGAAATTGCAGTCCTACCACGAGGAGCACGAATGACCTACGACAGTCGAAACGACACCATCGAGCACGCCGTCCGGGTACGGGAGCTGTTGATGCCGGTGATCGACGAGCTGGACGACCGGAGCCGAATCCACGACGCCTCCAAGACCCAGCCGCCCGAGAAGGCGATCTTCGACGAGTACACCCCCAAGCTGCGCCACTCCACCTATGGGAGCGACGAGTACAAGGGGTTCTTGGAGGGGATGGGCGAGGGGCTAGCTCACCACTATGCGGTGAACCGGCACCACCCCGAGCACTTCACCGATGGGATTCTCGGCATGACGTTGGTGGACCTGATCGAGATGCTGGCGGACTGGAGGGCGGCAACCGAACGTCACGACGACGGGAACCTGGCCCGCTCGATGTTGGTCAACACCGACCGCTTCGACATCAGCGCCCAGCTGGTGCAGATCCTGGTGAACACCGCCGATCACTTCGGGTGGTGGGTCCAGCCTGACTTCGAGAAGGAGCCGATGTGAGCATCAACGAGGTCGATATGACGTTCTGGCTCTGGTTCCATTCCCAGCGGAAGCGGCACCGGCGCTACATGAGCGCAGCGGAGGAGCACCTGCTGAACGCCTATCACATGAAGGACGAAGGCCGGGTCATCGAGGGACTCGACGAGCTGGACCGATGCACCACCAGCCTCGCCAGATGCGGTTGCCCGGTGGTGCTGTGGCCCGAGTACGTGCGGGAGAAAATCCCGACTGCGATGGGAGGGACAGCGTGACCGACATGGAATGGGCCGAGCCCTATCTGGCGGTGAGACAACTCGAGGAGGAGGACAAGTTCCTCGTCGTCGCCCCTCAGGTGTTCAGCCTGCGGGTGGCGGTGGCGACCCCGACCTCGATGGGGGAGCACTGGTGCTACCGGGACGTAGTGGAGGCGCTGATCGCCTTCCAGCTCTACCCGGAGATGCCCGAGGGCTGGACCCGACACATGCTTCCCAACGGAGAAATGGAGTATCCAAGATGAGTTCGCCACTGATGACCGTGGAGATGCCGGATCGGATTGCCGCTCTTCCCACCAACCACGCCGGGTACCCGGTGCCGTGGTTCGTGGCGTGGGTGGACGGCAAGCCCGACTTCCGGCTCATGGACGAGGAGAAAATCGTCCTCGCCCTCCTCGACCGCCGATGCTGGATATGCGGGAACGACATGGGCCGGGTGCAGACCTATGTGGTGGGTCCGATGTGTGCGGTGAACCGAATCTCGGCCGAGCCGCCATCCCACACCGAGTGCGCCGTCTACGCCGCCCGGGTCTGCCCCTTCATCCTCAACCCGAACAAGGAGCGACGTGAGGGGCGGATGCCCGCCGAGACCAAGGACCCAGCCGGGTTCATGCTGAGGCGCAACCCCGGGGTGATCCTGTTGTGGACGACCCGGATCGACCCGATGCCGTTCCGGGCGCCGGGCGGATTGCTCTTCACCTTGCCCGATCCCGCGTCGGTGCTGTGGTTCTCCGAGGGACGAACAGCCACCCGATCCGAGGTGCTCGCCTCCATCGACTCAGGGCTGCCCGCCCTGCTCGAACTCGACGGTGACGATCCCCGGGCGAAAGCTGAGGTGGACCGTCGCTACGAGGAGGTCAAGAGAACGCTGGTCCCGGCATGACTGACCGTGAAGCAATCGAGCGACTGACCCTGGCGGTGGAGCGTCTCGCCGTTGGCCTGGCGAACGAACTGACCGGGACCATCGGCACCTATCCCGACGCACCCATCGTGGTAGCCGTAGCTCAAATCCAGTCCCTCGTCATAGACCTCGGGCTGGTGAGGGACCGATCCACCGACGAGGCGGCTGAGGGATTGGCGGAGTACCGATGAGCGCCTTCGGATTCATCGACTCCCCGGGGGAAGCGGCGCTGGCCCTGGGCCTGCTCGTCCTATTCGCCGTCATCGGGTTCGCCTACGTGATGGGGTGGCTGAAGTGAGCGCCCGCATCATCATCCAGATCGACCTCGACGACGCCGCCTACGCCTGGGAGTTGACTGGCGAGGGGGAGCTACCCGACGACCGATGGGACTCCAAACCGATCGACATTCTCAAAGACGCGGTGAAATACGCGTCCGGGTGGCGGATCAATACCAGCACGATCCCCGGCGAGGTCACCTACAAGGGCCAGCTGATCGAAATCGACGGGGCCAGGGCTAGTTCAATCACCTGGGACTACGACGAGGAGGAATGAGTGGTTGGGGTGAGAACGTGTCCTCGGTGCGAGCGCCAATACCGGGGCGAGGGCGCGGTCTGCCCCGTCTGTGAGAACGGGGGGATCAAGAAGCGGGTCAACCAGCACTCGGTGAAAACCGCCTGCCCCCGGGGTCACCCCTACTCCCATGTTGACTCCAAGGGCGGTCGGCGTTGTCGAATCTGCCACGCCGACCAAGAGCGGGCGCGTCGGGCGCGTCGCCGGGCATGATCCGGGTGAGGATCGAGGGGATCCCCATCGGCCAAGGCTCGATGCGCTCGGTGGGGAAGCGGATGATCCACGAGAACCAGGAGAAGTTGGACGCCTGGCGGGACCTGATTGCATATCAGATGCTCCGGTATCGGGGAACCTTTCCCAAAGGGACCCCGGTAGCGGCCATCCTCATGTTCGAGTTTCCCCGCCCTCCCCGTTCGCGCGATCGCGCGAGGTTCAAGACCACCCCTCCCGACCTCGACAAGCTGGTGCGGGCTGTGGGCGACGCCCTCACCATGGCCGGGGTGTGGGAGGACGACGCACAGATGGCCCGGATCAACGCCTGGAAGGTCTACGGGGGAGCGGGGGTGACGATCCAGCTTCGTGAGGCTTAGGCTGGCGGCGATGACCGACGTTCTCACCGTCGAGCGTGTCCCGCTCTCGTCCCTCACCCGCCACCCCCGCAACGCCCGGACCCACAACCTCGACATCATCAAGGAATCGCTCCGCACCCACGGCCAGTTCTCCCCCCTGATCGTCCAGCGCTCCACCTCCCACGTACTCGCCGGGAACGGGCGCCACGAGGGGATGGAACAGCTGGGCTGGGAGGAGGCGGACGTGATCCGTCTCGATGTGGACGACGAGCAGGCGCTGAAGATTCTCCTCGTCGACAACCGCTCCTCGGACACCGGCGGCTATCGGGACGCCGAGCTGGTTGCTCTGCTCGAGAGTCTCAACGACCTGGTCGGCACCGGTTATGACTCGATCGACCTCGACGATCTGTTGGCCGAGGCCCAGGAGACCTCCGAGGAAATCACCCGCAACATGGTCGACAACGAGGAGGACAACCTCGATTCCTGGGCGGCGGGGTATCTCGCCAAGACCATCCGCACCATCCTCCTCGACTACGAGGGCGAGACTTACCTGTGGATGGTGGACCGGCTCAACGAGCTTCGATTCCGCTATCAGGTCAACACCAACGCCGAGGCCGTCCTACGGCTGGTGGCCGACAAGTTCCCCAACCAGCCCCCACCCGAGCCCAAAGAGTGAACCACTTTCGGATCCAACGGGTCATCAGCCCCGAGCAGGCCAATGAGAAGGTGGGGTCGATGGTGACCGACCAGCCCTATGCCCTACCGATCCAGCAGGAGGGCATTTGGAGCGACGTTGATACCGGGGAGCCGGTGCTCGCCTATGCCCCACTCCCCGGTGACGTCGCCACCTTCCGCCGGGCCGTGATGGATACGCCATGGTCCTCCACCCTCCGCTCCGGCCAGGGCCTGCGGAACGTGTCCTCGACCTTCGGGATGGCCCCCCGCAAGGCGGTGCTGAAGCGGGAGAGTTGTCGCCCCTCCGCCCTCTACTACACCCGCCCCGACATCGAGGCTGTCCTAGAGGACACCGCCAACGACCTCACCGCCTGGGTCCAAACCCACCTTCCCGACATTGCGGCCGCCGACCGGAAAGAGGTGGCTGATGTGCTACCGGAGTGGCGCTTGGGCGAGGAGACGATCTGGACCAGCGGCGTCATCAACCTCTCCTCTCAGCTGCCCTATCACCGGGACGGGGCCAACTTTCACTCTTGGTCGGCTATGCCGGTTGTGCGTCGGGGAGTGCGTGGTGGTGAGCTGCATCTCCCCGAGTACGACTGCTCGTTCACCTGCCGGGACGGGTGGGTGGTCTACTTCCCAGGGTGGCGCATCGTTCACGGCGTCACGCCCATGACGAAGGTGACCGAGGACGGCTATCGCATCTCAGTGGTCTACTACTCGCTGAAGGGGATGAAGGACTGCCACACCTGGGCCGTGGAACAGAAGCGAGGGACGGAGAAGCGCACCGAGCGGGAGGATCACATGCTGCGGGACTCCCCGATGGACCCGGTGTTTTGAGGGTCTACATCCCCTCGCACAACCGGGCCCGAACCATGACCACCCCCGATGCGCTGGTCGATGCCGGGGTGGACCCCGAAATAGTCACGATCTGGGTCACCCCAGGCCAAGAGAGCGATTACCGTGCCACCGCCCCTCGGGGCATGAGGGTGGAACCGGGGGAGGCCACACTTCACGCCAATCGCAATTTCGCTTCCTCGATGACTCCCGAGCGAGCCGAGATTGTGTGGTGTGATGACGACGTTACGGGCTGGGTGGCCCTTTCGGGGAGCACGACCCATCCAGTCCGTGACGTCACCTCCTATTGGATTTCGTTCTTCGAGGTCGCCCAAAAAGAGCGGGTGTCGCTGTGGTCGGTGGCCCCGACGCCCAATCCCTTCTACATGTCCCCCCGGACCAAGCTCGGCCTCTACTACGCCTACGGCGCCCACTACGGGGTGCTGAACCGGCCCGACCTGCCGGTCACTCTCGAGGCCAAAGAGGACTACGAGCGGACCCTGCTCCACTACGAGTCAGATGGCGGGGTGCTCCGCTTCGACTTTTTCTCGATGCACGCCTCCGACGTGGGGAGGACTCCCGGTGGCCTCCAGGACACCTTGATCGACCGGGAAACTTTGGCGATTGCCGAGGTCCAATCCTTGATGACGCGGTGGCCCTCTCTAGTCCAGCCCAACCGCCGCCGGGGAGGGCATGAGGTGTTGCTGAGACGGTCCGCTGCTAATCTGTGATCTAAGAGGTGCACCCATTCGTTTTGCGGGTCAGGGACGATCCTCAACGGGCGATTCGGTGATACTTCCTTGTGGAGTGAAGGCCCTGTCGGAACTCATGTTTCCGATGGGGCCTTCGCTTGTGGATAACCCGAATCCGTCCTACCCCTCCGGTAACCTATGCGGTAGCCGGTCGTGAGAACCGGAAACCTTCCACAAGGAGGCATCGCATGGGTATCCCCATCGAGCCAGACGTGCTCGCTCTGCTCAAGCAGCGGAACGAGATCACCGATCAGATCGCCGCTCTCCAGGCGGTCAAGAAGAACCTCGACGACCGGCTTATCAAGCTCTCGTCCGAGGCCCACGGCGACTACCTGAGCTTCCGATACGGCGACACCATCGTCCGCATCAAGCCCTCCTACGGGGTCAAGATCAAGCCCGAGTCCAACACCCAGGTGATGCGCTTTCTCCAAGAGCACGGCGACCTGGTGCAGCTGGCCCGCTTCGACGCCCTACGCATCGGCCAGGTCAAGGAGACGGCGGGCAACTACTACCGGAAGGTGGACGCGGCGACCGGGGAGATTCGCCAAGGGTGGGCGGCGATGGTGGAGGATCACTTCGAGACCATCGAGGGCGAGCACGAGGTAGCGGTGATCCCGATCGACCGCGCTCCCCAATTCCTCCAGCGTCTGCCCGAGGGCGAGGGGATGGAGAGATGAACTACGACATGGTGCTGATGAAGGACCTGGCCGAGCCATTCCCGGATCGGTACGTCCAGCGGGCGCCGAAAGGCAAGCACGGCACCTACATCAACCACGCCGATATCACCCAACGCCTCTTGGCCGTGGTCGGGCCGTACAGCTTCGAGGTGCGGGACGTGATCCGGGGGTATGCCCCGGAGATAAAGAGTGAGAACAACACCTTCGCCGCCCGGGAGAACGCGGTCCTCGGGGTGACCGCCACCCTCACCATCCGGGACCGCTGGAACCGGGAGTTCTCGATCACCGAAGTCGGGACCGAGGACAACCCGGCCATGAGCCATGACGCCGAGAACCTCAAATCCGCCACCTCCGACGCCTTCAAGCGTTGCGCGATGCGACTCGGACTCGGCCTCCAGCTGTGGGCGAAGGAGGGCTATCACCTTCCCGTCCAGCTCAACCAGCGGGACACCGGGGAAACCGAGGTAACACGCGAACCGTTCCCCGACGATGCGGAGCCGGTCGCGGGAGCGGGCGAGAGCGACGAAACACCCGGAGAGGCCGCTTAAACGCCGTCTAAGCGATGTTTTCGGTTCCCTCGACCTTCGGGTAGGGGGAGCCGAAAACACCCGGGAAACTGCCTCAGGGCCTGGCCATTTCGGGGTAAAACCTCGACTGAGAGGGAAATCTCCCTTATCTTTGTGGCCATGAGAGCGGATACTTCGGTAATCATCTGTGAGCGGTGCGGGTCCCGGCTCACTCTCATCACGTGGATCGAGGAGCCCTTGGCCCCCGGCCTCGGTGAGACAGTCGAGGTCGAGACCACTCTTTGCGATTGCGGCGTGACGTCGAGGGAGCGGGCGTTGGCCGCTAGCTGATCAGTCCTCGATCTCTCGCTTGAAGGTCGGGGAGTCCTTGGCGAGCCGGAAGAACACCGACGCCGCCTCGTCCCGTTGCAGCGCCACGTTGGGATCGAACACCGCCTTCATCGTGTTCTTGTCCCGCCGACCCATCAGCAGCTGGTTGTTGATGTTCCACTTGATCGCATCTGTGAACTGGCCCCAGCTGTCCACGTCGGTGTAGGTGTATCCGTCCTCGCTCTTCCAGGTGGCCATTGAGCCGCCTCCTTGATCCCAGGTGATGTTCTTGCAGTCTGCCGGGGCGACGTCCACCTCGTAGTGCATCGCGTCGGGCTTCGACCACCGGCCACCCCATTGCAACGCCTTCTTGCCGTTGGCCTTGATCCCCTCCATCCGCTTGATGAACGTCGGGGGCATGTCGGTTTTGAGGGGGTAGCGGTGGGGGTTCTTCGACGGGTTGAGGTCGAGGGCGATCCCATAGGAGTGAAGGCTGGGGAGGCCCGAGTCACCGATGTTCCGGCAGTTGTAGGTCCCGCCGCTGCTCTCCCGGAACAGATAGGGCTCGCTGCCCATGATCTGAGAGATGGCGGTGAAGATGCCGATGGCGGGGTCGGCCACCAAGACCTTGACGATCTGGTTGTTCGGGCAAGGGAGCGCCACCCTCGTCATATCGCCCGGGTCGCACCGATACCCCTTCCACCAGTCACGTCGTTGCTGGGTAGAGGCCACTCAGACCCTCCTCGTGCCCTTCTGGGCCTCGACCAGGAGGACCCGGGCCACGTACCCGATCCCCACCCCGAGGACCAGCCCGAGCAGGAACCACCACATCAGAAGTCGATCTGGACGATCAAGATGATGTTGAGGACGGTCCAGACGATCAGCGCTATCAGCAAGACAAGGCGAAGAATTGGATCCATGACCGACCAACCTAGCGGGCGTGAGGAGGTGGGCGGGTTTGCTGATTGCGATTGCGGTGGCGCTCGCCCTCGCCGTATCCCTGGACGGGAGCGAGCGCCCACCGACTCCGGGGACGACAACCTGTGGAATCGGACCAACCGTCCCCGAAGGATTCGACACCCTACCGGGTGCTCACTGCCCCTCTACTGCGTCCCGGTCGATGATCTGGGCGCCCTCTGGGGCGTCCTCCTCGGTGACCTCCTCCTCCTCTTCAGGAGCAGGGGTCGGCTCCGGTACTTCGGTCGGCTCCGGTACTGGCTGAGGCTCAGGGGGAGCTGGCTGCTCTTGCGTCATCTTCGTCACCTCCTCTCGCGCTCAATAGGAATAGGCCGCCAAGAGCGGCCAAGATCAAGCCGATCCACCACAAGTCGGGATCGAAGCCGGTGAAGGGCAGCGAGTCCTCGGGGCTGGGGGTGCGTGGCGCAGGGGGAAGGTTCGGGTTCAGGTTCTCCGGGTTGGCGCAGATCGCGCTTGCCGGGGGATAGCTGACCGTGATGGTGGCGGAGGGGTTGATGGTGAAGGTGACCTCGATCGTCTCCCGCGCCCACAAGAACCCGTCGTCGGCCTCGACCCACACCCCATTCACCAGCTCCCACCCCGGCCAGTCGAAGGGCGGAATGTCCGAAGCTCCCGGCCATAGGACCTGTCCCGAGAGCGGCTGGTCAACGTAAACGACATCCGGCCCGCCGGTCGGATTGTGGAATCGGATTTCGTTGATGACAGTCGCTCCCGGGAAGTCGTCGACCTGATAGGACAGGAAGGGGATATCCGAGACACACACCGCCGTGACCTCCCCGGTGGTGAGGGTGGACGGTGGCTCGGGCGGGACGGTGAGCGTGCCCGGTGTGGTCGTCGTCGTCGGCAGGGTCGTCGTCGCGGGCAGGGTCGTCGTCGTCACCCCGAACGGGGTCAGACACGAGTTGGCGACGAAGGCCCCGGTCTGGGCGTTGGTCTCGAGGATCAGCGCCAGCACCCCGGGCGGGAGCACGTCGGCCAGGTCCTCGACCGACTCATAGGGCCGGTTGGCGAGGATCAGAAGTGCCAGGACAGGATTGATGCCGCCCAGCTGTTCCAGCTCGGCTTGGGCCGCGGTGTTGACGTCCACGCAAAACGGAGTGACCACTGGAGGGGTGCTCGTCGATGTCGGCCCCGTCGTGGTGGGCCCTTCGGTGGTGGTGGTCGCCAGGGTGGTGGTTGTCGTGGTAGAGGTGGTGGTGGTTGTCGTGGTAGTGGGACACGGTCCAAAGATGTCCTCCTCGTGGCCTGCCTGCGGCGTCCCGTTCTCGAAGAAGTGGCCGGCCACCCCGAAGATCGCCAGGAACGGCAAGTTGAGCTCGACAAAGCGCTCGGTCCCGGCCAGGCCGGTGAAGTGGCAGATCGTGAAGTTCTCCGGTGGTCGGCTGGTCGAGTCGACCGGGGGGAGTGTGGTGCTCACCTGCGCCCCGAGCGGGACGGCCAGGGCAAATATCGCCACGACGAGGGCGACTACTCCGATGATCTTCCTCATGGCTTGGCCGTCAGCCTAGAACGGGTCGTCATTCCTCATCTCCCTTAGTGTTGGTTTGTCTATGTCTGATCGCCGTCACCGCCTTGCCGCCTCCCGCCGAGGCCCCGATCAAGACCAGGGCGGCTTTCCAAATCTGAGAGTTGCTCCCGGTCCCATCGGTGATCCAGTTGACGATCCGAACGCCTGCGGCGATCACGACAGCTATTACCACGAACACCAAGGTCCACCACAACGCCTCTTTGAGTGTCTCACTCATTGGTTCACCCTTGCTCTGCCTCGTACTCGGTCGTTATCTCGCCCTGGGCCTCGACCCAGGCGGTCGCCTCGGCGGTGCACCCCTCGCATCCGGTCACCAGCCCGATCACCCAATTTCGCAGCACCTTCAGCTCGTCCTCGATGGTGGGGGTTTGCTCGCTCATGTCTTGATGATGTAGTTGACGCCTTGGTAGGGCGGGTTCGCCGCATCCGTTTCTACGGCGCCGCCGTTGTTCGAGGTCAGTGTTCCAGAACCGCCTGTGGTGGTGGCGCCACCAGCCGGAGAGTTGCCCAGATCGTGGGCGTGGACCGGCGCAGCGTGGCTGTGGTTCCCGACCGCCGAGGTATCGAAGGCGGCCAGCGAGTGGGAGTGGCTATCCGATGATGTGGTGCCGGAGATGCTGATCGACACCGATCCCGAGTGGGAGTGTGATCCCCCGGCGACGGTGGCCGACCCCGATTGCATATTGACGGCGGTGGACGGCCCGCCCGTCGTGAACGAGTCGGTGCCGGTATCGGAGAAAGTGTGGGAGTGGGCGTCAGACGACGTGGTTTTGGCTCCGACGCTGTGATCGTGGGCACCGCTAGCCGACGTGTTGGCCCCACCCGAGTTGGCCGACGATCCCAGGTCGTGGACGTGCGCCACTTGAGCGTGGGTGTGAGCCGCGATCGAATGGGCGTGGACTCCGCCAGTGTGAGTGTGGGAGAAGATTCCGCCAGAAGCCCCGACGTTGGTAGTGCCTGCCCGGTTGGTGTCCGTGGTCGTGCCTGCGCCCAGGGGGAAGCGGCGGATCAGGTCGGGGAGCTTGAAGGTGGTCGAGCCGTCACCCGCCCCATACGCCTCTCCGATCACGGCAAACAGGGTGGCGTAGGTGGTGCGAGAGATCACCGACCCGTCGCACATAAGGAACCCGGTCGGAGGCGTGGTCCCGGCGAACATCTCAATCACTCCGGTGGGGATGGTCCCCCCACCCCCGCCCGCCACCGAGTCCACATACGCCTTGGTCGCTGCCTGCTCGGGGACGGTGGGGTTGGTCGCCAAGAGCAAGGGTCCGGTCATTGTCTCCCCGGAGATGGGGACGTAGAGGCCCGCCCCGGACGCTTCCGCCCCGACCGTCCCACCGACCAATTGCCATGTGCCGTTGTCGGCGTCCCAGATACGAGTCACCGCCATTACGGGCCTGCCTTGATGATGAAGTTGATCGCCAGGAACGGAGGCCGATTCTCATGAGCGGTCCCTGAACCCGCATCCCCCGAATCGAAGGCCGGTATGTCCACGTTGTGCTGATGGTTGGCAAGCTGGTTGCCCGACGCAGCGTTGGAGGCAGCGCTCGTAGTAGTGGCGCTGACCTCTCTGAACCGAGAGTTGGAGCCAGCCGAGCTGGTTAGGTCGTTGACGAAGGAACCGCTCAGGTTGTGGGTGTGAGCGATGTTGTGGGTGTGGGAAGCGTCCTGGTTGCCTGTGGACGTCACAGGCGGGTTGACCGTATGGGAGTGGGTCGGCATGTTCGTGATGGCTAGGGCGACCCGCGCCGATCCCCCGGTGTCGCCCAGGGCGTAGGTATCCGATCCGAGGGTGCCGACCCCAATCGGGAAGCGCCCCCGCATATCAGGGAGTGTGGTCCCGCCGAGAAGGGTCGCCAGATCGGGATAGGTCAAGCCGTCGAAGGAACTCCCATCACAGATCAGCCAGCTAGAGGGGGCCGTAGCGGTCGGCCACATCATCATCGACCCGATAGGGACCATCACCGGGACCGTCGCCGCCTCAGTCGGATGAGTCCACAACAACCCATCGACCGGGGCGGGCGGCTCTGTCTCGTCGATGACGTGGGGGACCCCGGCCATCGTTATCAGCCCGTCCACGTACTGCTTGGTGGCCGGCTCGAGGTCCTGGTCCGGATCACCGGCCAGGATGATGTCGCCGAGCATCGTCCCGCCCGCCAACTCAAGGAAGGTGTCGGGTGGCACTTCGCCCATCGGCCCCGGTGGGCCTTCAGGACCAGCCGGACCCTCCGGGCCTACCTGCCCTTCCGGGCCAGGAGGGCCTTCGGCCCCGTCCGCTCCCGGTGGCCCCGTGAGGCCGATCGGACCCTGGGCGCCGGTCGCTCCGGTCGGACCCTGTGGCCCGGGATCACCCTGCGGCCCTTCAGGGCCAGGAGGACCCTCGGGACCCTCGGGACCCATCGGACCCGGCTCCCCACCTCCACCCCCAGGAGTCTCGGAGAAGGCGAGCATCGTCGCCCCGTACCGGAGCAGCCACACCAGCCCCCCGACCACCGGAGCGGTCGCCCCGGTGTAGGGAATCTCGTCGAGGATGGTGCCGGTGACGTCGACGTTCACCAACTTGTCGGTGGTGTTGACCGCGGTGACCTCTCCCCGGTACATCTGGACCGGGCGGTCGATTCGCTGGTCGGCCAGCATCGTGAAGGGGTTTTGGACGGGCATCTAGGGACCCGGGACGCTCTCGAATCGGGTCACCACGCTCATTCGTGCCGACGTTCCCAGCTGCATCGAGATTTGGTCGATGATGTGATCCTCGACCACCCCATCGGGGAACTCGACCGAGATGCGGTCCCCCGGCTCCAAGAGTGGGTTGTAGACCACCGAGAGGTTGAGGCCCCGGATCGAGCCGGTGTATTGCTTGAGGCGCTCGGTGGCGATCTTGTTGGCGGTGGCGTCGTTGGGGACGTGGGCGTACTCCTCTTGGAAGAAGATGTTGCGGCGCCCAAACGGGCCGTCGTAGTAGGTGGGCGAGGAGGGGACGTTGTCGTACTTGTAGAACTGCTTGGACTGAATCTGCCCGGTGTCGGGGTCGGTGGGGGTGAACTCGATCCCGACCGCGTTGTACTGGTTGGTGCGGCTGAACTCCTCCCCGACGTTCTCGATGGTCCCGCCCTCCCCCAAGGTCAAGGCGAGGACCCGAGGGCCGGGAAGGGTGTAGGGGGCGAGGGTGAAGCGGCCCAGCTGGTCGCACGAAATCACCCCACCTATCGCCTCGGCCAGCCGCTGCATCTCCTCCAGCCGGTTCGCTCCCTGGGCCAGGGATTTGCCCGGGGCCGGCCGCAAGACAGTGTCGATCGAGGGGTGGACGATGAAGGGCTCGGTCAGCACCGGGGGCGGAGGGGCCGCAGCCGGGGCCTTGAGCTCGGCAATCATCCGCTCGATGAGGTTGAGGTAGGTGTCGTTGAGCGGTTGAGGAGTGGGTAGCTGGAACTCGTCGAGGAGCATCGTCCGGTCGAAGGCAATGATCTCGGTCGAGGCCGTCGTCGCGGAGCGGTTGAGGTCTTGGACCCGAAGTGTCGCCAGCACCACCCATACCAGTGCCGAGGACTGCTCGGCCCCGAGCGGGTTGACCGCGTGCTCCAGCCGCACCACCCCGTCCCGGGTCGTGATCGCCTCCAGCGCATCACGCCCTCGTGTCTCGGCAAAGTCCTCCCCGACGATGATGGTGGCGGAGCGGCGGATTTGAGCCAGCCCGTCCAACTCGAAGGTCACCGAGTTCACCGGCAGCGTCCCCAGGTTGTCCCCTGCCGGGTTCATCACCGTGACGCGGAGGTGGGCCTTGTGGGTGTACCGCAGCTGCTCCAGATAGCGGGAGTGCGGCGGCGCTATCACGGATACCCCGCGATCTGGTACCAGCTGCTCTGAGTGTCTTTCACCGCCTGCCAGTCGGCGTAGGCGTCGAACACCGACTGCCATGAGTTGGCGAGGACCGGGAGCACATAGGTCGCCGGGGGCCGGTCCACCTCTTGCACATCGCATATCCACCGCCTCGACGACTCCCCGCCGTAGCCGATGGTGCGCTCCTCGGTGACCACCTCGAGCGACAGGAACACCGGGTCGTCGTAGCCGAACCCGGATCGGGCCACGAACATGATTACCGGGTACTCGATGACCCGGAGGAAGTTGCGCCGGTCGAAATCCTCCATCGTCAGGAAGGAAATCGACCCCCGGGGCATCAGCCTCCCCCAAGACACCGACACCGGACCCTTCCGACCCAGGACCGGGACCGTGTCCTGGATCATCGAGTGCTCCTTGCCCGAGATGCCGTCCCACTCCACGAACAGCGTCATCCCGAACTCCCACCGGCCCACCGGCATGATGTAATCGCCGCCGTAGTCCACGATCCCGGCATCGTCGAAGAGCGTGATCACTTCGTCGTCGGGATAGGTGACGTAGGCGGTGTAGGTCAGGTCGCGGCCCTGGGGAGCCTCGTAGTCATAGCCCACGAACCCGTCAGAGACGATGGGGGCGTTGACGATGCCCCGGACCCGAATCTCGGCGTTGTCGAAGGTGCGGCGGGTGATGGTGACGCTCTCTGCTCCGGGAGCGTCGATCGACAGAAAGACGAACTGGCCTTGGGCCTGGGCGACAAAGGTCGGCTCGGCCACGGCCTCCTGCAACCACTTCGCATCCAGGTATGCCTCGACCTCCTCGATCTCAGTGGTGGTGAGGACCCGGTCGTAGACCGCCAGCTCGTACATCGTGAAGCCCGAGTTGCCCCCGTCGAAGGCCCCCATGTAGAGCTGGTTGTGGGCGGCGGTGCCGTGGTTCCCGGTCACCTTTTGGATGCCGTTGGCCCGGACGAAAGCGCCGATCGCCTGGTAGCCGTGGACCCAGGTGCAGAACTGGCTGGTAAGCCCCGCCTCGGTGAACTCGATGAAGGAGAACTGGTTTTGCCCGAACACCCATCGGTCGGCGTTGTTCCACTTGGACGCAACCTCGTACCCGTTGGAGGTCACCATCCACTTGATGTTCCCGTCGTTGGCCGGGTTCTTCACCACGAAGATGAAGGTGGCGGTGGCAGGGAATGTCCCCGCCGAGAGCACCCCGCCCAGCCGGGAGACACCCGAGAACAGCACCCCCGGCTTTCCCGAGATGGGGATGGAGTTGGTCTGGTAGGTGGGAGCGGTCCCGGCCTGGGGCGAGAGGACAAGGTCCGGGTCAGCGACCAGCGACGACCACGAGGTCACCGACGCCCCATTGGCGAAGCCCAATAGCTCGCTGGCGTCGAAGTGCGCCATCAGGCCCGAAGTCACCGGTAACGGCATCTAGCGCCTCCCTCTCACCACTCGGATCGCGTTGTCCGTCTCCGCCACCACCATCTCGGTCGAGATCATCCCCCGAAGCTCTTGGTCCCCGATGAACACGTTGACCTGGGGTGCGGCCATGAGGCTCTGCTGCTGGGTGCTGGACTCCTCCTCCTCGTTGAATACGCCGCCCGGTCGAGGCCGGACCAAGGGCCCAGAGCGAATCTCCCCGCCCAGGGCGTCCTCGATGCGCTCCCGGAGCCAGGCCGCCAGCTGATCCATCCACGGCCCGTCGTCGGGCGGGAGCCATTCGAGCACGTCGATTTCGATGTCGTCGAGGGCGTCTTGGATGCTGGTCACCAACCCGTCCTCACCCGATATCGACTCGATCATCGCCTCGTTGACCGCCTCGATATGTCCCAGCATCCCGTCGAACTCGGCCTCGATGGGATCGGTCAGCCCCACCGACTCGGTGGCCATCATCTTGTCCCACCGATCCTGGTGGCTCGCCATCGTGCCTTCTATCTCGAACATCGACCCACCGATTTCGGGGATCGAGGCACTCAGCCCCGAGGCCACCCCGGAACCCATCGCCGCCCCCTGCTCTTCCATCTTCTTGGCGAAGGGCAAGACCGCCTCGTAGATCGTGTTGGTGATTCCGATGGCGGAAGCCTCTATCGCCTCCATCTCGCCTTCCAGCCCCTCGACCAGCGCCCGGGCCTCGGCCACTCCCACCGCATGCCACTGCTCTGCCCCGTAAGCAGCCATTTGGCCGGCCAGGGTCATGATCTGGTTCTGGAGGACGTTGGTCTCGGCAATCGCCGCCGCCCCACCTTCCAACAGACCCTCGACGATGCCCCCGGCTTGCTCCGGCCCTGCCGCGAATAGTTGGGCGAGAAGGTCGGGGTCCAGCCCTCCCTCGCGCAGCTGCTTGATCCCGGCGAAAAACTCCCGCAGCGCCTTGAGCCGACGCTTCAGGGCCTCGGTGAAGCTCTCCTGAGTCTCAATCTCCTCGACCACGAAGAAGCCCTGGGCGGCGATGTGTCGCCACCGCTGCTCGGTCTGCTCCTCGACGGTGAGGGCGTTGGCGAAGTCGAGTGCGGTCTGGCGCAAGCCCTCGGCAAACTTGTCCCGGGCGTCGATGGCGTCTTGGAGGGCGTCCTCAGCGTTCGCCAGCTTCTCCGCCACCAGCTCCCGCCGCTCCGCCAGCCGGATCAGCGCCTCGGTCGAGTCCACCAGCATGTCGACGATCCCCCGCTGGCCGAGGGTCGTCATTATCTCGATGAGCTTGGCGCCCATGTTGACGATGGAGTCGATGGTGGCGGTGAAGCCCTCTGAGCCGAGCAGCCCCTCCTCCAGGTCGGAGCGCCGCCCGAAGATGCGCCGGGTCAGCTCATACAGCTCGTTCATCGCCTTGTTGAGCTCGGACACCGCCCCGGCCGCCCCGTCCTTGCCCGCCTCCTCCGCGACGTGTTCCATCATCTCGCCGGTGTTGGCGAATTGGGGGTCGGCCTCCTTTCCGAAGTCCTCCACCTCCACCGTGAGGTCCCGGACCCCGGCGATCAGGTCCAGGGTGGAGTCGAGCGCCCGCGCCCCGGAGGTGGCGAGGTCACCAAAGGACCCCACCCCGGATCGCAACGAGTCGAAGGTGTCCGAGACTGCCCCTCTCGCCCCTCCGGTGAAGAAGGCGAAGAACACCCGGATCAGCCCGATCACGACCCCGATTGCCGAGTAGAGCGCGCCGAAGGCAGCGATGACGACGTTGATCCCGTTGATGATGGCGCCGAAGGCCACGGCGAAGGCGATCCCGATGAAGGGGGCGACCTGCTTCACCACGTTCCATATCCCGGCGAAGGTGTTGCCGATGCCCCCGATGCCCTGGCGGAACTCCTCGATCACGAGCGCCAGGAAGTTGATCGCCCCCGGTATCCAGACCTGGAACAGGTTGACGAGGAAGTTACCGCTCTGCACCAGCCCGTTGAAGGGCCGCAGCAGCGCCCCGAACAGCGCCCCGATGGAGGCGGCGAGAGGCCGGAAGTCGAGTCGCTCCAAGGTCTCCACGATGGGGATCAAGATCGACTGGATCGCCTCCAAAGGTCCGAGGTGGGTGTCCTCGATCTGGACGAAGGCCAATCCCAGCCGGGCCTCGCGCAACTCTTGGATCCTCAACTTGAGGCCGGTGATGGAGTTCGCCTGCATCTCGGCTGCGGCGGCCAGGTCCTGAGCGAACAGCCCGAAGGCCCGCCCCATCTCGATAGCGGAAATCTCCTGTTGTTCGGATAGTTTCCGAATCGCCGCCTGAGACTCGCCGGTGAACTCGGGAAGGGTTCTCAACAAGTCCCAGATCGGGACCATCTGGTTGTAGAGCTGTCGAAGCTCGTCCCCGGACAGGTAGCCCCGCCCGAACACCTGGGCGACGGCCTTCCCCAGATTCAAGATGTCGTCGTCGGATCGCCCGAAGGCGGCACCGATGGCGTCGATCGACTGGACGAGGGACTCGCGCAATTCCCCGGACCTGACGCCCTGGGAAAGCAGCATCCGGTCCAAAGCCAAGAGGGTGTCGAGCTTGAACGGCGACTTGGTGGCGAGGTCGACGAGGGCTTGGACCTCGGCGTGCGCCTCCTCTGCGCTCCCGGTCAACGCCTCGAACGAGATCAGCAAGTTCTCGATCCCCGCCCCGGCCTGGAACCCGGTGGAGATGAGGTTGGTGAGCGCCCCGGTCACCGCCTGGATCGCCTGGACGGTCGCATACGCCCCCACCGCCACCGCTCCCAGCCCCGTCGCGAACCCGGCCCCGGCTGCTCCCGCCACCCCCATCAGCCGCCCCAGGCTCTGCAACCCGAACACCATCGACCCCGCCCGCCCCGGCAGGACGAACGCGGCCAGGTTCGCCAACTCGTTCCGCATCCGCCTCATGTCCTGGGCGTTCAGCCGTCCCGCCGCCGCCGACGCCTGTTCCAGTCCGGTGCGAAGCCGATGGGCCGAGATGGAGGAGGCATTCAGGTTGTGGCCGGCTCTTTGTGCGGCCCGGGCAATCCGCTCCAACGGCTCCACCGACACCCGGAGATGCCCGGCGAAGCCCTGGGCGTGAACCCGGACGTTGAGGAGCGCCGCGTCCATCGCCTTGAACCGGGCGGTGAGCTGGTCGGCCAGCGGTGTCGCCACCGAGAACCCATCCCCGATCTGGGAGATGGCCAGGTCGGTCTCTCGCGCTCGATCGCGAATCTCGGCCAGCTGCTTCTCGATCGAGGCCATGAAGCGGCCTGTGGCCGGGTCCCGCTGCACCCGCCCCATCTCCACGTCCACCGAGCGGGGTGCGACTATCCCCGGTGGCCCCCGGAAGGCGGTGGCCCGGGTCAGGGCTTGTTGGGCCTTAAGGCTGCGGGTGGTGAAGTCGGCGGTCTGGCCCGCTATCTCGGCCAGACGCTGGTACTCGGCGCTCGCCGCTCTCAGGTAGTCGTCCCAAGATTGGATCAGCCCGGTGCCCTCTCGGACTTCGGTGTTGACCTTGGCGGCCTCCTGGGCCACCCGCTGCATCCCGGCTGCGGCGCCCTCCGCTGCCGCCCGCATCCCCGAGAACGCCTCGGAGCCGAGTGAGGTGGAGACAGTCGATAGCGCCCCGGCGAGGGAGCGTTGGATGGCGTTGGCGACTGCGTTGACGTCGGCTATTGCCGAACCGACATCGACCCGAATCGTGGCGACGAGACTCCCCAGGCTCGCCACTAGATCACTCCCTCCCGATCCAGTCCTTGAACTCCCCGAACGAGATGACGTTGGTGGCGGGGACGGCGGCTACCGCCTTTTTGCGCTCCGGGCGCGGGTATGGGGTGAAGGGGGCGACGTTCTTCGCCCCATACGCCTGCAACATGACGCGGGTCAGCGCCGAGAGCTGGTCGGCAATGGTGGCCAGAAGCTCGTGCTCCTGGGTCCATTGGTACTTGAACTCGTCGAGGGCCATCTCGAAGGCCAGATCGGACGCCAACAAGTCCTCGACTGAGAGCCCGGTGAGCATCGCAACTTGGATGACCTTCCGGGTCAGGTAGGGCGGGCTTCACTCTCCTCGGCCTCCTGCTGCTCCTCGCTGAGGATGGCCTCGAGGCCGTCCAACCAAACGTCGAACGTATCCGGCTTTCCAGCGGCGTACCACGCCAGCTCATACATCTCCGAGACAGGGCGATCCCCGCCTCCCATCCCCGTCAGGGGCTTACCGGTTGCGGCTTCATAATCGACCTGGGCGCGAGGTGTCAGCTTTACTTTTTCAGTCCTGCCGTCGAGGAACTCGACGGTGAACGTCGGTGCGGGCATGTCTCTCTCCTGTGGTAGTGGCGACCAGATGGGGAAGGTTGGGACGCCAATGAAAAGACGTCCCAACCTCACCCCCTTGGACATCAGGTGATATCGACGTTGGAGCCGGTCTCAGCCGCCCAAGTGGTTCCGTTGTAGACGAACGCCTTGTAGGTGTTCGTCCCGTCGTCGTGCCACACCACGTCGTCCGCGACCCACGTCCCTGCCGGGGGCGTGACGGTGGGATCGACGGTGGTGAGGCCGACCGAGGCCGGGATGGGAGCGACGACAACCGTCGAGTCCTCCCACTCGCCCGAGGTGTTGACCACCCACACATCTCCTGTGGATGAGTCGACGATGAGCGAGCCTTCCGCCTCTCCGGTTGGCCCTGCGGCTGGAGCCGCTTCGACCGATGCGGTGGCCTGCCCGCCGCCACCGCCCCCACCGATGGCGCCGGGAAGTGAGCCTTCGCCCATCGCCGGGTCGTCGGAGAGGATGCGGTACTTCGGCTCATTGGCCAAGACACCGAAGGTAATCGGGTAGGTGAGGGCGTCCGTCCTCACCAGCGTCCACGTGACGTCACCCTCGACCTGAGCGCGAGGGATCACGTAGCGGTAGTCGATCTCACCATCGGAGAAATCGACGATCAGTGTCCGGACCAGGTTCTCGCCCGCTACCGGCAGGTACTCGAACACTCCCGGAGACAGCTCCGAGATGGCCCCGCCACCCAGGGCCAAGAGCAGCGAATCGGCGTTCGTCTGCATCAAGGCGAAGGTCAGGGTCATTGGCTCCCGTGAGGAGAGGACCCGGACCTTGTCGCCCTGCCAGGCGTCGAGGTCCTCGGACTCTCGGGAGAAGGTGAATCCCACACCATCGGTCGTCACATAGCCCATGTCGACGAACCCGGGTGGAGGAGCGGTCAGGTCCGACGGGACTGCGGCCCCTTCTGGCGCGGCCCACACGTGACCCGCACCGGCAACGCGAACCTCGCTGCCCAGCAATGCATTCGGCATCCGATGTGCCGCCTTTCTCTAGGGTCCCGAAGCCCTTATGCGCGCCGAGACGATCCAATGTGGCTTCGGCGGTGTCCACTCCGCATCGAAGCCACTCCTAACCCCGAAGGGTTCCACCGTCGACACCACCCCTTCGGGGTAGGTCGCCTTCTCCAAAGCGATCAGCGCCGTCTGTAGCACTGCCGCGATTGCCGACCCTTCGATGTGAGTGTCGGCGTGAACGTCTACCTGGCCATCATACGTAAACCACTTCAGGGTGGGCTGCGCCATGGCGTCGGCGTTCGGGTAGTTGATCCGGCACGCCGGGAGGGTGACTCGTTCTGGGTATTTGCGCGCGTAAATGCGCGCCCCAACCTTGTCGGCCAGGTCTTGATTGGCCCGGAGCTCGCGCACCAAGAGGCCGTGAACGTCGATGATCCCGGGGCCGGGGTCCACCATCATGCGTCGGCCACCTCCCACCGGGCATCGCTCGACGCCGCCACCGTCTCGAATGCCCCGGTAAAGAACCGGGTCACCGGGAACCCGTCGAGGCCGTATTGGAAGTTTTCCGAGTTGGGGTGGTCTGCGATCACCAACCCGATCAGCTGGACGGAGGCGGGCTGGCCCTCCCGAGCGGAGAGCGGCCAAGCCTGTGGCTCCTTCACCAACATCCGCTTCGCCACCGCATCGGGGTCCGTCGACCAGAAGATGCGCTTGCCCGAGGCCGACTCGGTGACGGCGGTGTGCACCTCGTCGCCTTTGGGCTGGCTCACCCCCGCCAGGATCGACTCGGCCGCATCGACCACCGCGAAGGCCAGGCCCTCGATGTGCTCATAGGTGGCGGGACCGGCGAAGAACTCCCCCAGCTCCATGGGTGAAATCTTGGTCCGCCAGGCGACGGTGGCTCGGATATTCAAGGCCGGGCCCTGGCTATGGCGAGCGTGATGTGGTTGACCCGGCCCAATCGGGCGTTCCACTCTTGGTCGGGGGCGCCGATCACCTCGTAGCGCTCCCCGTCCATCTCCACCGCGTCCCAGGCGTGGATCGTGGTCTCGGGGGAGAGAAAGACCTCCCAATGCTCGGAGAGGACCGTCCCCTCCTCGGAGGCGTCGGTGGTGCGGCGCTGTCGGACATAGCACTTGGTCTCGGTGATGACTTCGGTGAGCACCGGGGATCCCCACTCGTCCTCGGTCCCCGACTCCTCCCGCCGAATCAGGGCAATGGGCTTGGTGAGGAGGCGCTCGATGGGGCTAGACATCACGCTCCGCCATCAACTCGATGATCGTCATCTCCAACTCGTGAACCCGGTGCTGGAAGGCCGAAATCGTCCGGGCCTGCGCCGCGATCATCTGATTGAGCTGGAGGGTTGCGAACTCCTGCTCGGTCATCTCCCGGGCCTCGCCCGGGTCCTTGGTCACACTCTCGTCAGGTTCCAACTGCGGTCCTCCTGTCTAGCTCCCGCACCGCCGCCCACAACAGCGCGATCAGGTCGCGCTCCCGTATCCCCCGGTTGCCCGGCTCGCCCTTGACGACGGTGGGGATCACCACCTCGACCTCGGAGGCGTCGAAGCCATAGTGCACCCCGTCGTCGTGGTCGATCCACCGGAACCGGATCGGCATCACATCCCGGATCATCTCCAACACCCCGCCGCCGATGCGCCCCTCGATCACCTTCTTCGCCGGGTCCGAGGTGTTGATCGACCCGTCCACCGCATACACGTCCCGGAACCGATAGGCCGCCCCGCCCAGGTGGAGCTGGTTGTCGACACCGGGGAGAAAGCCGGGAGCCTCCCCGGAGAGCCGGAAGTTGACCCCGCCTGGCCCGGTCGTCATTTCCATGGCGTTGGTGGTGTCGGCGTAGATCCCTCCGCCCCAAGCTCCCACCCGCAGCGCCGGGGCCGAAGCGGAGCCGTTGGGGAGCTTGAGCGGGCCGGCCATGGTCTGGAGGCCGGTCAGGGTCTTGGCGACCAGCTTGCCCGCGGCCGAGGATGCGAGCGCCTTGAGGTTGGAGGCATCATCGAGTTCCGGCGTCACCTTCAAGACCCCCTCGACCGAGGCCGTGGCGTTGGGAAGGTGGACGTTGGCGATGACCCCGGAGAGCTTGTCGGACGACCCCGACACCGCCACCGAGTTGTCCGTGAGCTTGGCCCCGTTCAGCGAGACGATGTCGGCGCTTTGGTGGGTGTGGGCCGGGGGGACGAGGGGGTTGACCGACCGCCACGCATTGGCCGAGGTCCCTGGACCTGGCCCGTAGACCTCGATCACCTTCGTGTCGAGCCGATAGGCGACCTGGCCCAGCACCGGAGCCGGGATCGCCGCGTTCCGGGCCGTGGCGTTGGCGAAGCGGGGAACGGGCCCTGAGTCGATCAGCTGCTGGAAGGCGAGCGGCGCGTCGGCCGAGTCGGTGTAGTCCGGTACGGCCAGGCCCTTATACAGCGAACTCATGGGACGACCTCCTCCTCCTCGATGATGGTGACTGGCGGATAGCCCGACGATACAGAGTGGAACCCGTCGTACTTGGGTCCGATATCAGCGGCGTAGACCCCCGGGCGCAGCCAGGCCAAAAGCCCCTCGACCTCGGTGCCTTCGATGCTGAGTCGGCCCTGATCGGCATAGCGCACCGAGTAGTCCCCGATCCGCTCCGACAAGATGCCGACCGACTCGGGGGTGCCGGGAGATGGGGCGGTGAGGACGCGGGCCGCGAGGATCGCCACCGCCCCCCGCACGGCATCCGGTACAGGAGATGGGACCGGGACCGTCGCCCACGCCCTCACGGCATTGGTGGCTATGTAGATCGCCTGGACCGCCTCCGAAGTCGAGTACCCGCCACCCGCCAAAGCGATCACGGTCTGGGGGTCGGCCCAGAGCAACGCCGGGTCATAGGCATAGATGGCCGGCCCTGCGAAGTGCATCACCTGGGTGGCGTCGGTCGAGGAGACCAAGAACTCCGATCGGTACTCGGCGTGAGTGTCGAATGGCTGGGGCCAGGGGTAGTAGAAGGTCTTGGTCGCAGCGTCATAGGAGGTGTCGATCGTCTCCACGATCACACCCGCCGAGTTGACGAGCTCGAGGTGACTAGTCCAATCGTCGGCGTCTATCGGAGGCCCCCCGTCCTTCACCAGCTGCGCCGTCACCACCGGCAGCGTGTCCCCGAGCCGCACCGCCACCGGCGAGTCGGAGGTTATGGAGTCGAACGGGAGTTCGTACCCTGCGAGCGTCATTCCTCAGGGACCAAGTCCAACAGCTCGTCCTTGGTCATCCCCGAGTCCCACTCGATGTCGTTCTCGGTGAGCCAGTTCTGAATGTCGGCCTTGAGCCAACTGGACGTGGGCGAGCCTGCGGCCAGACCTTCCGGCACTACGGGATCGGTCTCCCCGGTGGCATAGACCCACCGCTTCGAGGTGATGGGGCCGGTCGTCGAAAGATGCATTACTGCCTCCTATCCGGTGGGGGGCGCCGTACTCGCTACGAGGAAGCGCCCCCTGTTTTCACCGGAGATATCAGATGCCCTTGACGGCAGCGAACGGGTACCGGCTCGCGGATGCGGGCTGGAGGTACGTGACCGGATTGGCCACGGCAAAGGCGAAACGCCCCCGCACCCGCAAGCCGACCATGTCCTGCTGGGCTAGAGAGACCAGCTCGGACCCGTCACCAGCTGCGCTCACGTCGAGCGTGGCCTCGGTGAGGACCTTGTACTGGAGGTCGGTGCGCACGCCCAAGATGGCGTAGGACGCATCCCCGACCACGGCATAGGTCTTGTTGGCGGCGGTGCCGAGGGCGCCCGTCCGGTCGTACCGGATTCGCAGCCCGTACACCGAGTCCACCCGCCCGTCGTCCCGGAAGTCGGACAGGTAGACGGGGATGCCGTTGATCGTCCAGCCTCGGAAACCGGCACGCATGGCGACCGCCGAGTAGACGTCAGAGGGCATGTACCCGTCCATCTCCACGAAGCCCATCGCCTCGTTGAAGTCGGTCTGATCGGGGATGGTCCCGGTGCCGGTGGCGACGTGACCGGCTGCGGTGGCGGCGGGGATGATGGCGGCGGGCCAGGATGCGGGCTTGTTGGTCCCGGCGAACACCGCCGAGTCGATCGCATACCCAATCGCCTCACCGAGCCGGGGCGTGACCTCCGCCCACAGGTCGATGGCAGCGTCCTCGATGACTGCCTCGGGGATGACCACGATGACCGCGATCTCCTCGGCAATCAGGTTGACGCCCTTCCACTGCTGCTGGGTGACTGGCTTCTTTCCCGCCTGGGAGCCTCCCGAGGACGGTTCGCCGGTAACCCACTTCGCCACAGGCAGCACGTCGAGGACGGGAAGCACCTGCGCCCCGTTCGGCATGTTGACCCGGCGAAAGGTAGACAGGGCCATCGACTGCTCGACGGCCTCCTGGATGATCGAGGTCGAATAGCCGACCGGGATCAGACCCGAGGTACCTGCCGGGGTTGGCGGAACAGTTACCGAAAGGTCTGGGCGGTCGATGATGACAGGGTTCGCCACAGCGAGCCTCCTACGACATAGGGAACAGAATTACTCCGACCGCCGCAAAGGGCTCGCGTCGTGAAGTGATCGCATCTGAGGCCCGATACCCGCCGCAAGGACACCGATCGAGGGCCGGATCGCTTCTGAGGCGCGAAGATAGCCTATTTCGCGCCCGCCGTAGCGACGAAACACGTTCTAAGGCCCCTCACGGCCTCTCTAACGAAGATTCGGAACCTTCCGCACCCGAGGTTAAGGGACCGAGGAAACATCGCCCTACGTGCCTCAGGGCCTGGGCATGTAGCCCTAAAGTTCCTTCTCGACTCCCCTGACGACGGTGACGACGGTGGGACCGGCCACGAAAAGTACCGGAACTTCGTCGCCCCACGCTTCCAAGACAGCTGCCTTCGCCGCCTCGATGAACTCCTTGGACGGGTCCTCCCCGAGATGGAAGGCGACTCGATCCCCCGGCTCTAGGACAATCGCCTGTAGCAGCGCCTCCGCTGCGGTCACCGCTCTCCGCCGATCGCTCTCCGCAACCATGAGTTGGCGTCCTCCTTCGGCGGCTCGTCCTTGCCCTGGGGTCCTTGGTCGATGGTGGGAACGGTGTATTTGGCGGCGAGGTAGGGCTTTTGCTTGATGAGGGCTTCGATGGCCTTGTCCATCCCCTCCTCGTCGTCGAGGGACAGCGCGTCCAGGTCCAAGAGCCGGATCGCGTCGTCGGGGTCGTTGACCTTGCCCGCCGATCTAGCTCTAAGCCGCTCTGTTTTTAGAAGCACCTGATACCGGGCATCGACCTCCTCGGTCGCCTCCCGCTTGGCCGTCTCGATCAGCTTCTCGGTGTCGGTCATCGACTGCGCCTTCAGCTGTTCCAGGGCTTTTTCGGCAGTTTCGGCCCGCTGCTCGGCGGTGGTGGCCCGGGTCCGCAAGCTCACGTTCTCGGCCTTTTTCTTGTCGAACAGGCTCTTTAGCTTGACCGGGTCATCTATCTCCTCGGGCGGGGTATCGCCCTCGGGGGGTGGGGTTCCCTCCGTCGTCATTGCTCATCTCCTGTCTCGGGCACCTCGGCCCGCTCCTTGATCACGTCCTGCCAGTCCCCGGCCAGCGGGTTACTCCAAGTCGCCGCCTCGTCGGGGGTGACCTCCCGCCACGTGCACCGGCATCGGTCGTGCCAGCCCTCCCCGCGGAGGGTGGCTCCGTGGGAGTAGAGGCGTGAGGCTACGACCTGGCACCACCCGCACGCCCCGGCCTGGGTGACGCGCATGTACTGCTTGGTGAGCTTTTTCCCGTTGAGCCGATCCGCCAAGGCCCTGGCCTCCCCCGTCGTGAGGGGGCGGAACTGCTCCTCCGGGCGGGTGCCGACGAAGGTGGTCGAGGCGGCGAACGCCTCACTCGACACCAGGGCGTCTATGGACCGGACCTCGACGGTTCGCAACACGGTGTCGGTCAGCTTTCGGACCACCGGCACCGTCTCCCGGACAATCACCTCGTAAGCCACGTCCGGCTCCGCAGCGAGCCGCGCCGTCGCCTCCCGGATCGGGGTCACCGCCCAAGCGTCGAAGTCCTCCCGGAGCCACGACAAGTCCGGGGCGGGGAGCCGGGGAGCGATCCCGGTGTAGTCGAGCTGGGCTTGGAGATAGGCCGCTGCCTCATACGAGGACACCCGGGCCGATCCCTCGATGACCGCCCACAGCCCCGCCAGCCACCGCTCCTCGTCGGTGAGCGAGTTGGTGGTGAGCTCGAGCCACAGTGCCGTGACCGCAGCGAGGGCAGCCTCTTGGATTCGGGTAAAGGCGTAGTGGTGGGCTTGGGCGAGCCGGTCGAGGACCAGCGGGGATACCTCAGCCACCGTTCACGCCAGGGGGCGCCCCGCCGGTCTGTGAAGGGGGGGTTACAGGGGAACTCAGGCCGGGGGGCGCCGCTCCCACTATCGCACCTTGCATCAGCTTTTGGAACACGTCGGCGGCTCGCTGCGACTCCATCCGGGAAATCTCCTCGGGCGTGAAGCCGATGAACTCCATGATCGTCTCCCAAGGCACCCCGACCGCTTGCATCTTCGCCGCCGCGTCCATGATCTGGGAGTCGGAGCGGGTCCGGGCGTCCTTCCACAAAACGTTCAGCGTCGCCAGGGCATCGGTCGGGGCCTCGACCTTCGCCACCTTCATCACCAGCCGGGCCACCGTCTCCCAACTCTCCCCGTACCCGACCTGGCGCTCGTTGATCTTGTTGATCAGCCCGGTCTCGGAGGCTTCCAGGCTCGCCGCCGAGGGCGGGTTGGCGAGGTCGGTCTGGACGAAGTAGGTGGGCGGGATTCTCGACACCGCCGATAGCTGGCCGATGGCATCGGAGATGGCCTTGAGGTAGGGGGTGATGTCGGTGGCGGGGAAAGCGCCGAACTTGGAGTCGGGGTCCTCCGAAATCCACAGCCGGTCGAGGGCCACCTTGAACGGCTCGACCTCGTTGCCGTCCGGGTCGGTCGGTATCTCCAGCCCCGTCGCCCACTTTTGGCGAAGGGCCCCGAGTTCAACCGCCAGCATCGTGTTGGAGGTGAGGTACTCGATCCGGGCGATTATCTCGGCAATGTCCCGGAGGTCGGAACGCCCATACCCCCGGTAGTCGGGCCGGGTGGTGAACGGGACCATCGGCACCACTTCGTAGTCGTGGGCCACCTCCGAGAGCGGCTCCCACCCTCCCCTCATAGCGAATGCCTCCGAGTAGAGGTCGACGGTGGCTATCTCCGAGGTGGTGACCTGGGTGGCGTAGCGGACCACTCGATCCGGGAAATAGAGGTTGGCCCGGGCCTCGCCCGAGGCGGTGTCGAGCCACACCTTCAAGGCGGCGGCGACCACATGGGGATCCCCGCTTTGGTTCTCGTGAGTGGTGGTGAGGGAGGACTCGGCTCTGATCTTGGGGGTCTCGGGATCGCCCTCCGAGGGCCACACCGACACATACGAGGTCCCGGTGGTGACGGCCTCGCGGTGGACGACCGACTGCATCGCCTCCATCGAGTTGGCCCGGAACAGCTCCCAGAGCAGATCGTTCTCGGCCTCCTCCTCCCCGAACTGGAAGCCTTGGACCTTGAGCCGCTCCTCGGTGAGGTCGACGACCAACCGCGCCCAGGGCGTCCTCGCCATCATCAGGATTCGCTCATACGCCGCCCGGTATTGGGGAACCGGGTCACGACGGGGCTGGAGCGAGTCGTAGAGCGCGTTCCAAGTCCTCCGCAGCAAGATGTCGTATTGCCATTGGCGGAGCAGCCGGGACAGCCACTCGGTATCAGACAGCGCCATAGAAGTTTCTCACCTTATCGGTTCCGCTCGATCCGGGCAGTCTCGGCGGCGTGATGCTCGGCGCACAAGAACTCGAGATTGTCTAAGACGGTGGGACCGCCCGCCGACCGGGGGACCTTGTGGTTGACCTCGGAGCCGGGAGCGCCGCACCGCTCGCACCGGCCCTTCGCCCTTCGGATCACCTGTCTCCGCCGCCGCTCCCACACCTTGCGGGGAACGTCGAGGTTGGCCCGCCAGTTCGACCCCTCCCACGGAGCCGGCCGATGCTCAGGGCAGAAGCTCTCCCCCCGCTCCACCAGCTCGGGGCATCCCGCCGTCACGCAAGGCTTCATCACGAGCGCCACCTACAGTCGACACCTCCTGCCACCGATGAGCGACGATCTTCCAGGCTCTCTAGCCGTTGTCGAGGCTCCCTCCACCCTCCTCGGTAGCGCTCATGACGTCTCAATATGAGCGGAGGGTACGTTTCGGGCGCTTGTTGTACCGCTCCAAGCCGTCGATCGCGATCACGAACGTCACCGCCGCGTCGATCTTTTTGGCCGACCCCCGTTTTTCTTTCTTGATGGTCTGAAGCCCCCCGGCCAGGTCCTTGACGACGGCGTTGGCGATGTGGCGGCGCAGGGTCGGGTTCTCCTCGACCGTGATCGTCTGATCCTTGATGCGCTTGTACGCCTCGGCCACAGCCGGACCCATCCGGGAGTTGGTCACCGGCCACTCCAGAATCTTTCTCGCCCCGTACTTCTCGGACCAGAACTGGAGCTCGGTTCGCCAATACGCCGGGTCCGCCATCAACCGGTACACCTTGAACTTGGAGAAGGCGTCCTCGATCACCGCATCCACCTCGTCGCGCGGCACCTGCCAGTTCTCGTCGCTCTCGTCCGGCTCCCACACCGCCAACAGCTCGAAGTGGGGATCGTCGCCCATCGTCACCATCCCCAGCGCGGTGGCGTCCTCGTCCACCGAGCCGTCGAAGGTGAGCAGGACCTCCTCGCCCTCCTTGATCTTGCGGTTCGGGTCGGTCGCCGCGTCCCACGCCGCCATATCCATCCACCCCGCCCCACCGTGTCGGAACCACTGGTTGAGCCGGTAACGGCGGAACGCGATCGGCTGGGATTGGCGAGCCGCCATCGCCATATCGCTCTCGAAGGTCACCCCCTCGACCAGCGATGGGTTAGCCTCCCGCCATGCCTCCCGGTCGTCGATCTCAGCCTTCTCGCCGCCGCTGGGTTCCCACCACCACATCCCGAACTCGTCGTCCTCGGCCTCTCCTGTCGCCACCTTCACGCCGTAGTCGTACAGCTGCCCGCATAGGCTCTCCGGGTCATCGCCAGCGGTCGTGATCCCGAGGACTAGCGGCTGCTCCCTCGCCCCGGTCCCCATCGTCATCGCATCCCAAAGCTCGGCGTTGGGCTGGACGTGCACCTCGTCGAAGATCACCAGCGAAGGGCTTAGGCCCTGGGCGAGCTTGGCGTCGGCAGAGAGGATTCGGTACACGTTGCCGGTGGCGTAGACCTCGATCGCGTCCCGGTACACCTTGGCGAGCTTGGAGAGGGTTTCGGAGGCGAGCACCTGTCTCCGGGCCTCCCCGAACACGATCCGGGCCTGCATCCGATCCCCGGCACACGAGTAGACCTCTAGCCCGGGAGTGGGGGAGAACAAGTGCTCGAGGCCGAGGCCGGAGCCGATAATCGACTTGCCATTCTGCCGGGCCACCCCGACAAGTCCTCTCCGATACCGCAACAGCCCGTCGTCGCGCACCTCCAGCGCCTCGTTCAGCAGCCACCGTTGCCAGTTGAGATAGCGGAGCGGCTCCCCGACTCGGGGGCCTTTCGGGACCGTGAGGAGTGACTCCGCGAAACGGGTGACTAGCGGGCCGCGGGTGGACTGGTATTTGGAGGGGGTGTAATACCGGGGGAGGACCATCGACGGGGCTTCAACCGTCAACGGATATCACCTCTTTTTGGACCGACCCCGAGGCCCCAATCTCGGTCAGGTCGTCCAGCCCCCTTCGGATCGCCACCTCTCCCAGCGCCAGCGAGGTCCGGGCCGCAGGCGACCACCCCAGCTGGGCCATCCCCCGCAAAATCTCCTCGTCGAGCGCTCTCAGTGCTCTCCGGTCACGGCCAGTGTCATTTGTCGCCAGGACCGCCGCCCGCAACAGGGTCCGCTCGTCCAGGGCCTCGCAGATGATCGCCAAGAGCTCCAAGTCCGACTCGGACAGCCAGGGGGTGTGCTCTATGGCCCGGTTCCACATCTCTTGTCCCGGGCGCCCCAGGGGGCGGGGCGGCTCGGCGTTTCGGGCCACGGCAGAGAGCACCAGCCCCGAATCAGGAAGATTCTTGTGGGATGGGTTGCCGAGCATCCGGTGGCGTTCGGTGGGGAGAGGAGCGGGACCTCGCGTGCCCATTGTCAGCCACCATAGGGCAAAAGCTCAATGAGAATGGTTCTCAGAATCGAAAAAAACCCCAGACAGTGTGTGTGGGGAGTCCAACCCGGCCCGGCATCGCACCCGGTAGGGGTGCGATGCCCGGTTCCTAGCTGGCCGCTTTCCGATTCGCTTCCTCGATGATCCCCGGGAGCTGCCCCTCCAGGAATTCGACGTATCCCGCGAGCCGCTTCAGGACGGCCTTGGAAAGCCGGTCGGCGTTGACGCCGTCCGTGATGAGCCGGATCTCTGCGGCGGCGTTAGCCGCCCTGGAGGCCCTTAGCTGGGTCTTCAGCCGTCCGTCCGCGTCGCGGTCGAGTCCGGCTACGTAGTGCGAAGCGCTCATGTCGCCTCTCCAATCTGGGGCTTAGCCCCGCCGGGTCCCCCGTTTGGGGACCGATAGGTACATCATAGGGGAAACTTTCGGTAATGTCAACCTATTTTCGGAACTATTCTCGCAGCGCCCCAACGGACTAGTCCGCCGCCGCTGGCGCTGTCATCGGGCCCAATGCCACTGCCACCGCCCGTCTGCCAGCGCACCCCTGTGCCACCGAGCAGGTTTCCTCGTGCCACTGCTAGGGTTTCCTCCTGGTGTCACCTGCCATGCCAAGTGTCACCCCTCTCCAGTGGTGCCACTGCCACCTCAGCTGGGTGTCAGCGCCCACCTGCCAGCGCTAGGGCTTCCTGGTGTGCCAGCGCTCGGGCTTCCTCTCCCGCATGGCACCGTGACGGTTTCCCCGCATGGCCGATCGAGAGTTTCCTCTCTGGCTGTCCCTGCGCAGAGAACACCGCGAAAAACCCCGTAAAGATACCACCGGAAACTTACCCTAACTTACCTGGCACCGGCTAGACTTAGGGGGTCGTCCCGACCCGCCTCAGTTCAGATCAAGGCAGGCCCTCAAGAAGGGGACGATCCGAGCCCACTGCGAACATCTTCCCGGTAGGCAAGCGGAGTACCGGCGTCACCGCCCAGATATCGCCCCCAGAGGGGGCAGGAAAGCTGGAGCCAGCGGAGGCGAGGGACAGCCGACGGAATCAGAGGCGGGGAACCTGCGAGGCCCCCACCCCTCCGTCCGAGCACCCCGAACCGGCCCGATCGGGAGCATCTCAGAGCGAGAGGTCGTGAGATGGTCCAGGTAAGAGGACTCGGTGCGTAGCAGCGAAACTTCGCAACGGCCCCTCCGGGGCGTGTAAGCAAGTAACTCGTTTCGGCTCTGCGAGAGCAACCGAGATTCCGCCGAGAGGCAAGCCACCATCTAGAGGGTTCCCAGACCCTGGTTAACGACATGCGGCGGGTGGTGAATCAGATTCCCGTATGGGATTAAGTGAACGCCGAATGAAGTGGAGCGCCGGAACCCCCCGATGTAGGACAGGAAGCGAGAGGGGTCCGGGCAGGTGAGAGACAGGTCCTACCAACAACTACCTCCTCCTTGTAGCGGCGCCCCTTCGGGGGCGCTGCGTACAGGGCATCGGATCGGTGCCTTGTACGCAGCGACACTCGCTGCCGTTTCCCACCGGGGAAGCGAAACACAAGGAGGTATTGCACTATGAGTGCGATCCACTACATGGCGAAGAACTCCAAGTTCCGCCTCACCCCCAACCGCGCCATCAACGCGGCCGCAGAGATCAGGATGATCCTGCTGGCCACCGGTGCGGACGGTCTGGGGACCGCGATCATCAACCAGCTGGAGACCACCGTCTCCTGGCTGGAGGGTGAGGTCGCGACCCAGATTCAGCGGGTGATGGACGAGGCGAAAGCCGCGGCCGCGACCAAGAAGAGCACCACGGTCACGTGGCCTTCGGTCGAGGACGTCGCCAAGTCGACGGCTGCTCAGCTCCTCGAGCTGGCTGGCGTCCTCAAGGTGGACCTCACCGGCGTGAAGTCGAGCAAGGCTGCTCGTCTGGCCGCCATCGAGGCCGCTCGTCCGGTCGTCGCCAAGGCCCCCAAGGCCAAGGCCGAGACCAAGGCCGCCGCTCCCAAGAAGGAGAAGGCTGCCTAGCGCTGGATGACTGCGCATCTCCCCTCATTCGTGAGGGGAGTTTGGAGTCATCGGCTCCCACCCAGGCACTCCCTGGGTGCTCTCTACAAGGAGGTATCCATGCCCAGCATGGACTTTTCGACCTGGATGCTCCGGGTCGAGCAGAAGGTCGAGGCACTTTCCCAGGGGCTGTCGCTCAGCGACCTCCCCCAGGAGCTCAACTACTCCGAGTTGCACTCTGACGGCTTGACCGCCGGTGCTGCCGCTCGGGAGACGTTGGAGCGTGCCGGTTTCTACGACTTCGCATTCTGATGCGTATTCGTGGCGATCTTGAGTACGACGCCAGATGCCCAGCATGTGGCGATCCGATCGACTACTGCCGAGGGCACGGCGAGATTGGGGACCTTGCGGGATTCCTGGCTCTGGCCGGCCACGACAGTGGCGATCACACCAACTGCTCCCCGATGGGGTGCGACGACGCTCCCCCATTCGGCTCTGGGTACGTGCGGGATCGGAACAAGACGTCATGAACGTCACCGATCCCTCCCGGACCCAAGAGGGCACTCCAGTCACGATTGGCCTCCGGGTCATCGACTACGACTGGAAGTGGGGCGTTGTCGAGTCCGGCCCCGATTCCGGTGGCTGGTTCGACATTCGCCTCGACGATGGGCGCCTTTCCTACATGGACGGCACCCGCCTCTCCACAGGTCAGATCGCTTCCTCGATGGGAGCGCCGCCTGACCCCAATGGTTGAGCGCTGCGACGGCCTCTCATTCGTGAGAGGCCCACGGAGCACTCGCTCCCTGGTGGGTTTCTCCCACTGGCTCTCTACAAGGAGGTATCGCAATGGAACCGTTCGTGGGTATGGCTAGGCCATCTTTGGCCACCAAGCCCTCGGAGACGCAGATGCAGGTCGGGCAGATGCTCGATCAGATGCTGCTCAACGAGGTGAGCCTGACCCGGCTCCGTGACGTCCAGGCTGAGAACGCTGCTCGTGAGTTTCCTCGTGAGGCTCTCGGTCACAAGACCTGGATCGCCATCGGGCGTCTGGAAATCCAGCAAGACACACTTCGCCGGAAGATTCTGCTCTCGGTGAAGTCATGAGCGAGGCCAAGCCCTTCGCTGATGCGGTCAAGGCTGCGGCCCAGATGACGGACAAGGAGATTCGCCAGGCGAGGTCGGCTCAAAAGGCCAGCTTCGCCCAGGCGATCAAGGATGGCGCCGACGCAGCTGCACGCAAGTGGGCTGCCGACAACGGCGTTCAGGTCGAGGTGATCGGCTTCGAGAACCTGTGGATCCAATTCATGGTGCGTGAGTACCTGTTTGGGCCACCGCGTTTCTTCGAGGTCGCCATCTCGGAGCACAGCTGATGTGGCCGCTGATCGTCCTCAGTTGGACGGTATGGCTGGTCATTTTCCTCGGGTCGATCAACGACCGAGATCGCGAGCATGGGATTCCGTATCCCGTGCTCGCCTTCTGGTTCGTGATGAACCTGGTGCTGACCGGCGGAGTCTGACGAAACACCCCTTCGGGGGTGTCGGTGACCGGGTGGCTCCCGGCGCCCTGAATGAGTCAAGCCGCTTGGAGAGGAGAGGGTTGGTCGGTTAGGGGATAGAGAGCTTGGCCGGCCAACCCCGGGTTTCATTTACCCACCTGGTGCCACATCGTGCGCATGGCCTGTGTTCAGCGCGCTCGGCCCGGTCAGGAACATCGAATGGGAAATCTCCTTGTGTGATTACCCCATCCCGCCCATTTCCTGGCTTTGGGTCGAGCGCGGTGAGCGCGGATTTCCTGCGCCACCGCTTCTACACAAGGAGGTAGAACATGTACGGACGTGTTTCCGCTTTGGAGATAACCATCTCCGAGTCGGAGCTTGTCGAGGCGTTCCGGGCCACGGGCGGCTTGCCCCAGGGTGAGTACGACGAGGCTGATCTCAGCGAGCTAGGCGACGTCACCGACACCGTTGTCGAGGACAGCTTCGCCTACAGCTTCGATGAGAAGGGCGGCTTCAAGGCCAACTTCGACGTTCGTTCAGGCATCGACCTGGACATCGAGGACGTTGAGCGGGCATATCGGAGCTACCTGGCTTCCCTGGAGTCGGGCGAAGTCACCGTTCCCATGCTCTGCGACATGCAGAAGTACCGGGAGCACGTGAAGGACGACGGCTATCAGGCGATGTATCGCTTCGCCTATGTCTCGTCCAACGCCACCCTGGAGTTCGTCGGGATGCAGAACTTCCTGCGCACCGAGCTCGAGCAGCGGGACAGTGACCTCACCCAATCCCAGGGCTTCCTCGAAGTCGCCAACAATGCGCTCCAGCTTCTCCGTGACGAGAACGAGCTGCTTCGCAACGAGGCGACAGAGAAGGAGCGGGTCATCACCGAGGCCGGTGAGTCGATCAACCGGGCTGCGGCCGAGATCACGGAGCTGCGGAACCAGATCGCAGACCTGGGCGAGATCAACGACGAGCGAGACACCCTGCGACGCCGCGTCTTTCAACTGGAAGGCGGCGGCGAGCAGATCGACCGCTGGATTCGGAGCGACGCTGATCCGAGCGACGTGATCGGGTCGATCCGGGACCTGCTGGCCTCGGTCGGCGGTCCCTGGACGCCGGACGACGACAGCTGACGGCAGCGGGTTGCGCATCTTCGGGTGCGCTTCCCCGGTGCAATCAGCACCAGACCACAAGGAGGTCAAGTTATGGGAATCCATCTCCACGACTCGGAGCGTGCCGAGGTGGAGGCGTTGGCGAAGCAGATCCACGATCTGATCAACCGCTCCTTCACCCCACACACGCTCCACGTCCTGGCCGAGAAGCTCGCCACCGATCACCGCACCCTGGTGCAAGGAGCGATGCGGGACCTTGTGCTCCCGTTCATCGACTTCCTCGCCATCCAGGGCGACGAGGGCCGGTGGGACCTTCGCAACGAGGGTTCGGTGAAGCTCGCCATGCGTCTGCGTGACGTGATCGAATCCTCGGATATCGCACTTCCCTTCGTCTGATGGAGGGGATGAGTCCCTACGACATCGAGCCAACCATCGAGGATCAGACTGAGTGGATCATCGAGCATTTCCTCGGCCACACCTCGGGGCGACCCGATGATGTGGCCGAGAATTGCTGGGAGTGTGATGCGGCAAGGGAGATTCGTCAGTGGGACGAGGAAGCATGGACCCTCCACCAGGTTTTCCTGGAACAGGAGGCCGACGCCTTGCTGGACGCCTGAAGTAGAGAGCAGGTGTGCCGCCAGCCAGTCGTCCTCAGAACGGCAGCAACTGAGGACGTCTGGGTGGAAGTACCACCACACAAGGAGGTAAAGGAATGGGTTACGACATCAGTTGCCGGGGTCCACACCCCGAGGTCGAGGAGCTGGATGCCCGGCTCCGTGAGCTGTACCCGGTGCAGCTAGTGGAGATGCCTACGGAAACCGACGGCATCACTATCACCCGCATCGACGTTGCTGAGCCCCTCGATGGCGAGGATCACACCGCCGAGTTCGATCGGTTGAGCGAGCTTCAGCGAGCCTCCAATGCGTATTTCCGGGTCGGGTATTTCCACATGCCCGAGCTGATCCACGCAATGGTCTCGATCGACGCTCTCGACCAAACCCCCCACCCACCATGGCCTGCCGAGTTCTTCGAGCACGACGACGTGACTGCGGTGAGGGCGTATCGGGGTGTGACCCCGCTGATCCCCAAGGACAAGCTCACCTCCAACGATCACTGGATCATCACCGCCGAGCAGGCAGCCGCCAGCTTCGCGGTGTGTGAGGGACGGGTCCCCCGGGTCATGAGAGAACCCGAGAACACCGCCTACTGGCGGTCCTGGGTCGACTTCCTCGGTCACATCGCAGGCCACGACGGTGCTGTGGTTTCCTGATGCACGACATGAACCTGGTGGTTCTGGTCGGGCGGGTCGCCGCCGATCCGCAAGTGCGTCAGTTTCCTTCTGGCTCGGCGGTGGTCGAATACACGATCACCTCGAGAGTTGAGGAGCCGCGTCGCCGGGTCGATGTGATCCCGGTCTATCTGTGGGTGATGGACGGTGACGAGGAACCCTGGCTTCCCGAGAAGGGAGAGCCGATCCTGGCTATCGGCGCCGTCCAGCGCCGATTCTGGGACGAGGGCGGCGAGCGCAAGGGCCGCATCGAGGTCATCGCAGAGGAAGTTTCCCCTGTCGATCCCGAGCGTGCCCCTGCCCTACTCGTCGACGTCAGCGAGCGGATCGCCAACGGAGGTGACGAGGAAGGTTGAACGAGTTTCCCGGGAGTTGAGGTCCAGGTCCCCGCCATTGGTCCCGCTCCCGGGAAAGTTCCTAGCATTGGGCGCATGAGTGTGCGCCGAATGGTGGGAAATCCCCACCGACCTACCACAAGGAGGTAGCAAGCATGAGGACAAGTTCCTCAGCAATCCCCCAGAGCCGCACCCTCATGAGAGGGCTGATGCTTGGCGACAAGTACGCCAAGGAAGCAGCAGAGGAAATGGCTGGAAGAGAGATCGGCACCGGACGCTCGGCAGTCGCCGCGCTGAACGATGCCGGGGCCCTTTGGGACGTGGAGCTGCGAGAGGCGTTTTACCTTGACCCTCGGGGCAAGGCATACGCCGCCCAGCCCAACGCCTTTTGGGTCACTCGCACCGACACCGATCAGCCGGTCACCGGCTCGACGGTTTCCGGCGCCTACCAGCCCTTCCAGAATCGAGCGATGGGCGAGTGGGCCGACCTGCTCGTTGACCTAGCCAGCACCAATCACGTGGCTGCGGTGACGGTCAACGGGGGCCAGAAGGTGATGGTGCTGATAAAGCTCACCGCCTCCCAGGTCGCCTACTCCGTGGGCCAGGACGTGACGCCGGTGATGGCGGTCGGGACGGGGCATGACGGCGGTACCTCGCTGTTCGCCTCGACCATGGCCTTCCAGAAGATGTGCGCCAACACGCTCCATTGGAGCCTTCCCCAGCTCACCGCCTCGATTCGGATTCGGCACACCCGATCCATGGAGATCCAGGTGTCCGAGGCCCAGCGCGCCCTCAACCTCGCCACCACGTGGTCCGAGGGGTTCGACCGGGAGTTGGAACAGCTCCTCGAGACAGAGGTCACCTACCTCCGCGCAGCCCAGCTGCTGGAGGCGGAGTGGCCCACTTCCGAAGACGACGACATCCAGCCCCGGACCCGGACCAACCGAGTCCAGGCGCACAACGGTGTGATGGCGGTCAGGGCAAACATCGACGACGCTTTCCGGGACACCGGATTCGGCTTCATGTCTGCCGTGACGGAGTGGGAGCAATGGGACCGAACCGGGACCAAGCTCTCCGGGCCTGAGCGCCACCTGCGCGCCATCGCCAACGAGAAGGCAGGGACAGACCGGCTGGCGACGCGTTTCCGCAATCGCCTGCTGGCCCCGGCTCTCTCCAACTGAAAGGGGGGTCGATGCCTGTCGACCCGAAGTACGCCAAGGGCCGGCTCACCGTCCACATTGTCGAGCTCATCGACTACGCCAACAATTTCCGCAATGCTGCGGAGCCGTTGACGGCGATGATGCAGCGGCTGTTGATCGACCTCAATGCTTATGCGGGCATGGACGAGGCCGGTCGCTTCCACGTCCACCAGCGCCTCACCGAGCCGGTGACGAAGAAGAAGAAGGGCGAGAAGGCAGGTACCGGGTGAAGGTGAAGTGTGTCTTTTGTGGGGAGGAAATCTCCCCACAGAAGCCCAATCACCCCGAGGAAGTAGGTTTCGTCGATCTGAGAGGCAAGGTCGGCGGGACCCACTCCCTTCATTTGGCCCGTCGCACTGGCAATTGGGCATGCAACACCTGCGTCGACATCAGACGCAGCCGGGGGAAACGCAAGCAGCGGGACTCGCTGTTCTAGACCTTTCCACAAGGAGGTTTCGTGAAGAAGATTCGACCTTTGCCCTGTGAGGCGTGTCCGTATCGACGTGACGTGCCTTCGGGGATATGGGCGCGCCACGAGTACGAGAAGCTGCGGGAGTACGACGCTCCCACCCAGCTCCAGCCCTACAACACCTTCGCCTGCCACGCCTCTCCCCAGGCTGTGTGTAACGGGTGGGCGATTGTGCACAACTCTCGAGGCACCGCCAACGAACTGATCGGGTTGCGGCTGTGGCCTGCTGGCCCGATCCCCGAGCCGGTCGTCCCCTTGTTCTCCTCGGGCAACGAGGCGGCCGACCACGGCGAGCGGGACATCGACCACCCTTCCCGGGAGGCCAAGGAGATGGTGGCCCGGCTCCAGATCAAGCATGAGAGGCTGGCTCCGGGATGACGCTGGATAGGCACCCTCGGCTCAACGAGGCCGTCCGCGCCGCCCAGACCTACAACCTGGGGATCGACTGGAAGGAGGCGTGCGGGATCGACGACAACAGGGGATGGTGCATCCCCACCGCCGTCTACACCTCAGCGTTTCTCGAAGCCCGGGGGATCGCCGCCCGCCCCTATGAGGCGATGGCGCGATTCGATGACCCGGTCAACAACCGCTACGCCGAAATCGTCGACCAGGAGGACCAACCTGGGTGGGACTCCCCCAACCGGCCCGGCGAACACTTCATCGGCCACCTGGTCACCGGGATCCCCACCTTCCAAGCGGTAGCCGACTTCTCGCTGCCCTCGCAGACTTTCCAGACCCTGCGCGAGCACCTACCCGACATCTTGATCGCCAAGCTCACGCCGGGACAGATCGGCTTCCGCACCAAGCTCGGTCCCGGCTCGGCCTATTACCGGCTGTTCCCCCGTCGTGACGGATGGGCGAAGCGCCGGTGGCCCTATGAGGAGATACGAGCACTCGCCAAGGAGCACGCATCATGAGATACCGCGACAAGTACGGACAGCCCATCGACTTGGAGGAATGGCTCGCACTCCACGAGGACGAGAGCTATTGCATCGTCGGACGTGACGAGGTTGGGGAGGTGCTGGTCTCCACCGTCTGGATCGGGTACACCCCGATGTTCGAGACGATGGTGTTCTGGATCACCACCCAGATCAACGGTGACCTCCCCCAGGTCAAGTACGACACGTTGGAGGAGGCCCAGGCCGGTCATGCGGCAATGGTCGAGCTCCAGCGGGTCGGTGGGCGTTGATCGGGGGCGGGGCCGTATCCGGTGCAAGGTCTGTGGGAAGCCAGTCCGAGACCACGAGATGCGGCCCTGTCCCGAGCTAGGCCGAGAGGTCATCTACGTCGCCAAGCCAGGGAAAGAGGCCAAGCCCGAGTCGATCCGCACCCGGAAATACCGGGAAAGGTCCCGGAAAAAGCGCTCACCCTGAAAAATCAGCCTGCGCCGAAAAGGGTGGCCAGACGAGGATCGCCCGTATCGGTGGGAGGAAAGTTCGGGCCTCCTAGTGCGGGGAGGGGGGAAAGCATCGCTTAGAGAGGCCGTGAGCGGCCCTAGAGCCGGTGTTTTCGCCCCTTCTCGCCTGGGATCGGCTATTTCTTCTTGTGCTTCGAGTTTCGGATGCGGGCCGACGCCTGGGCGTTCTTCTTGGACCCCGAGTACCCGGCCACCTTGCCGGTACGGGTGTTGACGATCCCCCATTTGCGGCCACGTTTCCGGGCGGCATACGGCATCGCGAAAACTCTAGATCGAGAAACCCGCGTGGCACCGTGGAGGCAGCTATACCGGATCGTTTCCCGTAGCGCCGAACCCTCTGGACGTGAGGGTTGGGCGGTGCGAGAAATCCTCGTGCCGATCATCAAACCAAGGAGGTTGGATGAGTAAGCCAGTCAAGGTCTCCATCCCGGAGACCATCGAGGCGGCGACGAGTGTCTTAGAGGGCATCGAGTCGTTGCTGACGGCGAAGGGATGGGAGCGTGCTGCCATCGTCTACGCCTTCACCACCACCGAGGATAAGGGCGGCGGCAGTCCTGAGAGCCGAAAGCACCGTCCGAAAACTCGTACGGTGCTCGGGATCAGGGAATTCGCTGCTCGTGGGATCAAGGGACTCACGACCTCGGACTCGGTGATGACCTATCGCAAGCACTGGATCGAAGGCGGGGGCGACCCCGATATCGGTCCAGGCGACAAGGTGACGCTCCCCGAGGACGACTTCCCACCGACCCGCACCGGCACCGATGGCTACGAGTCCGAGGCAGGGCTCACCAAGACCATCGGAAAGGCAGTGGAGAAGCACGGCGCCGACAAGGTGGCCGAGGTCCTCACCAAGGCTGAGCCGGTGGCGGTCGGGAAGGCGGCAGCGCAGGACAACGAGGCACTGGGAGCGGTGGTCGAGGCCACCACCCCGGAGAAGTTGCCCGCGCAGAGCCGCGCCCGGCTAGAGCAGACCAAGGAGAACATCGACCTGATGTTCTTCCCGATGACGCTCGCCTCACTCATGGGGATTCTCCGTGAGGTCGAGGAGGGCTTTGGGGCCTATGCCCGACAGATGCCCGCCGACGCGCAGGGATTCATCGAAGTGCTGGAGGCCCTGGTCTCCAGCCTGAAGGTGAGCCAGGCCGCAGCGGTAGGGATCGAGGAGGCAGAAGCCTTCTTGGGAGGTGAGCGATGACGGCAGCTGAAAGGCTGATCGCTGTGCTTCGGGCCAACCCGAAGGGCCTGGACGACGCTGGGATTCGCAAGGCGATGGGGTGGCCTCCCCATCGCCAAGTCTCTCCCTACATCACCTGGGCCAGACAGTATCTGCGAAAGATCGACTCCGGTGAGTCGATCCCCTATCGACGCATGACGGGGAGTGATCTCCACGTGCTCGTGAAGAAGCGGACCTGGGAGGGCTTCATCGCAGGTCTCCAGCAGAGGCAGCAGGCCCACACCCGAGTGATCGAGCTGGCTTCCCAGCACGAGCGCGAGGGCCGTCGTTTGGAGACGGCGGGGAAGGCGAAGGAGGCGGTCTTGGAGTACAAGGCCGCCGATGCCCTTCGCGACGCAGCAGCCCTGATCGCGGGCTGATCCGACTAGCTGAACGCCCCTCGACCGGGGATCGGGGGGCGTTCAATCATCAATCCAAGGAGAACTGTGAATACTAGTGATCCCCACCCCTTCGAGAGCGTCATTACAGCGCTGGAAGGGCAGGGGAAACGGATCAAGCGCCTCAATCCCCGGGAGGCGATGGTCCAGTGTCCGGCCCACGAGGACCGGAACCCCTCTCTACACGTGACCGATGGTGGGGACAAGGTGTTGCTCTACTGCCACGCCGGGTGTCCCACCAAGTCGATCCTCGACGCGATTGGCCTCGACGACGACGACCTGTTCGCCGAGAAGGGCAAGACCCGAGAGGAGACCGACCACTACGACTACCTCGATGCCGAGGGCAAGCTCCGGCTCCAGGTGGTCCGCTTCTACCCGAAGGATTTTCGACAGCGAAGGCCGATGCCGGGAGGCCAGTGGGCCTGGAACCTTCACGGCGTGACGCCAATCCTCTACCGGCTTCCCGAGGTGCTCGCCGCACCCGACATCGTCTACCTGACCGAAGGGGAGAAGGATGCCGACCGGCTCGCTTCCGAGGGTGTCGTCGCCACCACCGCCCCGATGGGCGCCGGAAAGTGGCGAGACGAGTACGCCCAGAGCCTGGTCGGGAAGCGGGTCATCATCATCGCTGACCGGGACGAGCAGGGCTACGCCCATGCCGAGCGGGTAGCCGAGAGCCTCCGGGCCGCGGGAGTCGTCCACAAGATCGTCCAGGCCAAGGAGGGCAAAGACGTTTCCGACCACCTCGATCGTGGCCATTCTCTCGAGGAGTTGGAGCCGGCCACCGGTACCGCCCCGGTCACCTCGACCCGGCGCTTGCCCGGGCGCAACGAGAACGAGGCCGAGATTGTGGTCGGCCCGCTCCACGTGCGAGCCACCAA